CCTAAGTTTATTCTATTAAGCAAACTCTGTCACTATGTAACTTTCTGGCTATAATTTCTATATCTGACAAATAATTGTCCACAATCTGTAGATAACATGTTAATAACTTCCATAATAAAAGACAGACTTTTTAAGTCTGCCTTGATAGATCTCTATTTCAGAAAATTATATTTTCAATCTTTGATAAAACTTCCTCCATTATTTCTTCTGGGATTTTGCAAATAAATGATGCTCCCCTTACTTTCCAATCCATATTTTTTATTTGATCAGCAAGGATAACCCCTTTTACCTCTAATCCCTCAGATAATTTTATCTCATATGGATAGTCTTTTATCTTACTAGTTATTGGACAAACAATAACGAGTAATGACATACTATTATAAACAAATGAACTCAATACTAACGCTGGCCTTATTTTAGCTTGTTCCCTTCCGGCTTGTGGATCAAAATTTATCCAAATAATATCACCTTTATCTGGTATATAATTTCTTACCATATTTCTTTTCCCACAGGACTTCCCCAATCAGTTTCTTCGTGTCTATTTTCTGGTGTTATTTTTAACGCCAATTCATCAAAACTATATTTTTTTCTCTTAATAACAATCATTCCATTTTCAACTTCAATAATCACAGGAGTTCCCTCTTTAATCCTTAATCCATTTGCAAAAGCTGACGGAATCCTTATTGCGATACTATTTCCCCATTTAGCAACAGTAGTTTCCATAAAACAAAAACTCCTCTTTATTTAAAATGTATATACATAATATATACATAAAGAGAAGTTTTGTCAATCATTTTGTTTGAATTATCTCCACATTTCTTCATCTACAGGATTCCACCAATCAGTTTCTTTATGCAGTCATTGTCTTAAATACTCAGCGACCTTTGCAGCCGTATCATATTTATCCTTACCCGAAAGCAAGATCTCATTCTTATGTCCTACCGTCAATCCTCCGATAACAATCAATTGCTCTGCAGACATAGCATCCGGCGGGATGATCTTATTTACCCCTTGCCTTGTGAAATTGGCCACTCCTCCAAATCTCGCATCAATATCTTTAGCTGCCCACTCATCTTCTGGACTAAATTTAAGGATCGCTATTTTAAGCACTGATTCTTCAACCCCCTTATAATCTTGATCATAATAATCACAGATCCCCCGAACATGAGCATCTGCTATTCTTTGTCTGAATGCCGGATCTTTTAATTTCAAAACGTCCGCTTGATTATCTATAAATCCATTTTCAGTTAGGATCGCTGGCATCTCAGTATATTTAAGCACATATAAATTCTTCTGCTTTATTCCCCTATTCGTAAATCCTAATGCCGATAAATGAGGTAATACTTTCTCTGCCAAAACTTCGGCCTCTCCATTATGTTCAATGATAAATATTTCTACACCAGTTCCTCCGGCTGAATTTATATGGATCGTGATGAATAAATCTGCCTTGAAATTATTAGCTATATCACATCTTGCTCGAAGCGAATCAGTAACACTATTGATCTGGCCCGGCACAACTTCACCAGTCCTAGTCAATAACACTTCGAAATTATTTCTTTTTAGTCCAACCTCAATCCGCTTTGATATATCTAAAGTTAGATCTTGTTCCCTTAATCCTAACCCTTCTGCACCAGTATCAAAACCATATCCGTTATGGCCCGGGTCAATACATATTTTCTTCTTCATTTCCTTTTCACTTTCTCCTCTCTTTCCATCCAATAGAAGCAACCAGCAATAAGCGATCCAGTTACAGATTTTCCAGTTAACTCACATACACCATTAATCAATTCTTTCATAAACGTTTTCTCAGCTATACTTCCTTTGTGCGGGAGAAGATGTCCACAATTACCGCATTTCTTAACCACTTCCAACCCTCTTTTCTTACAATATGTATGATGATTGGATAAATAAAAAAGCATCACACTAGATTCTTACCATCTGTACAAGTCGTATTCTTATCATCTTTTACTCTTTTACCTTTTTTATTCGTCCGTGATAATTAGTTCTAGTAATGCCATAATTCTTAATTGCTGATTCCTAGTTAATTTGTTTATAATACATGCTAGATCATTCATTAATTTTCCATCACATTCAATATGTTTCATGAAATATTTATCCATCACCCATTCTTCATCTTCCCATATTATTTCCCCGCACACCGGACATACACCGATCATTGCTCCACTTGCCATTACGGTAAAACGATCTTCGATTTTTTCTTCGGCATCTCCTCAACTTTGAGCTGCCACAAATGAAAACAATTTTCGTGTAAATTGACATATTGATCTTCCGGCGGGAGAATCATTGCCATCATGATATCCTTCGGGCAGAATTGATATCTAACCCATTTTATCTCTTCCCATGCTGGTAATCTCTCCTCATGACTTATCGATAAATGCCATAATCCATTTTCTACTCCATAAAGGATTGTGCATTCTCCAACTCTATATGCCCTAGTTCCAGCGATCGGAGATTGCAAAGCTATAACCGTAAACATTGAACTCCTCCTAAAATCCCAATTCAGTCATGACCTTAATCGCCTTTTCTGCCCCTTCACACACCACCGCAAACCAACCATTACCAATTAATTTTTCAATCCATATTTTTTGATCTGGTAATGTCTTCGATCCCGATCTCCGTTTCATCTCAATTGCCACGCCCCTACACGTCGGTAATTTTGGGGGAATATCAAATACAATTATATCTGGAAATCCTGCCTTAACTCCCTGTGCCTTTAGTCTTGCACCCGTAACATAGTTTCTATTACCACCGTTCGGAACATGGATAAAAGAGATCCTTTTATATTCTAACCATTGAACGAATGTATATTGTTCATGATCTTCCTTCGGGATTGGGATCTTTTGTTTTTTCATCGTTGATCCCCTTATTTTCTAATTTATGGATCACACTAATTACAGCATATCTAGGGATGAACATAACACCAGATATTGTTCCGCACACGAATCCAAATATTATTTTGTAATCCTCAGGGACACCTTCTCCAACCATCAATATAATGAATACCACTAACGTCCATATAATCCAAAATTTATCCATTTTTAATTTCCTCCACTAAGCAAATTTTCCTTCTTCCAGTTTATCTAATCTACAATCTAACCGTTCCAATTTTGCCCTTCGATATGTTTCCACATCTCTAGAATTGAAATATACAGCTTTTAAATGATCAAGCATGATATATGCATCCGCCATCTTCTCAGCGACCAAGCACAGATCATTACCCTTTGCTATCACCTGAATGAGTTTAGATAATTCCGCGATCGGTTTTATTTTCCTTGCTCTTCTCTTCGATCTATCCCTCTTATACCCAGCCACTTCCTCCGAATTATCATATATCAATTCTAATTGAGAAAGCATAATAGAAACGTCTGCCATTTCTTCCGTTATCATACTGACATTTCCTAAAGTCAATGCTTCAATCAACTCAGCCATTTCCTCGATCGCCTTTATCTTCTGTGGCATTTTCCCATAATCAGCAATCGCTCTCCTATATACTTCAAATTCATTAATCATGAAATTCCCTCTTTTTTAAACGACTTGTATTCTTCTGAGGTTATCTCTTTCCAATTTTTTAAAACATATTGACCCGGATGCATTTTATTGGCATATTTTTGCCACTCCAAAGGTGATTCTTTAATTACATCATTATGTAATTTTTTTTCACTTGCACCATACATGAAGCTGATAAAATAATACCTCATCCCCCGTCCCTCCTATATCCAAGTTTCAAGAACCACCGGATCGTCATTTTCACTTGGTTGAAATCTAGTCATGTTAGGCGGAATTTGCTTTCTGATCCACTCAAGACTGTCCGATAGCATTATGTATCTCGTATACATTACTTCTCCCGGCTTAATATCAAAAAGACGAGCTACGAATTTTCCCGGGTAATCCTTCGTAGTGTTTTTATATATCGTTATGATCGGCATTAAAAAATGATCATAGAGTTTTAGATCATGGATAAATGAATCCACTATGATATCCATGTCTGCCCTTTCCTTGTTCTCAATATATGTTCTCATTCCCATTACTCCCCCATTCAATTTTAAACAGCTTGCACCATTATCCATGCCCCTTATATCTCATTCCTTGTCCTATGCGAATATGACTAAATTATTTGTCTTTATTTTACTCCATTACCAATTGTTTTTGTTGGACAAATTTTCAAAAAATTGGTACAATGTGTTTGGACATTCGCGAATTATCACTTTCTATTTTCCTCTGCTGCAAGGCCAGTATTATACATATACTGGTCTTTTTTATTTTTTAATTTCATATTCTTACCTCCTCCGCCAATCATCCGCTTGAATATTAACTGCATAATCCCTAGTCATGGATATAAATCTAGACACAATTGCCTCGCCAAATTCAGAAAATCTTTTTTCTAACTCATCAAATTCATAATTTGAAGTAAATCCAGTCGCTTTTTTATTATTATATCTACCATCGACGATCCTAAAATATTGGTCTTGCACCCATCCTGTAGGCTTTTCTTTCCCTACATCATCAAAAATAACCACATCGACATTGATTAATTTTTCGATACGTTGTTCAAAATTAGATCTATCCTCCGAAAACTGAGAGGAACGTAATTCCGCCATAAGGCTAGTCGTGGGTACAAATATGACCGACTTTTTAGATCTCATAATCTCGCTCGCAATAATTTGGGCAAGCATAGTCTTCCCGATACCCACACTGCCAAATAACGCGAACCCCTTACCCTCTTCCCACTGTCGCAGATCAATATATCTTTTCGCCATCTGGTACATCTTCATAGTGTCTTGTGATGGTTTATAATCACTTATCATTAACCGAGCCTGTTCTTCACTCAGGCCGGATGCTCGGAACATTCTTTTCTGGATCTTCTGGGCCTTACATTCACAATCACGTGCAGAAAATGAACCATCCTCTTGCTTAATCAATACGATTTCCCGATCCTCACACTTCTGGCAATCATATTCAATCAATTCCACCCTTGGGACAATCCCCATTTTTTTGTTTAGTTCTGATCTATCCTTCATTCTTTTCAGCATTTCCAGAAATGGATTGTTAGTCAAAGCTAATCTCCTCCATCAAAGATAAAATTTTTCATACTTGTTAGGTTTTGGTTTATCTTCTTCGGGCTTTGATTTGTTATCACGAGAATTCTTTGCTCTTTTTTCATCATCTATTTTAACTTGAACCATATTCTTAACACCTTTCATGTACCATTTGTGGACAATGGAACGAATATAGCTCAATTCCCTTATTCCCGCCTCTACTGCCCTCCTAAATGCTTCTCCAAGTAATTCCTCTCCGACCAATCCATAAAACTCATTAATACTTTCACATTCAATTCTATTTAACGGTCTGCCCAAGATATTTTGATATAAATCTGCAATCCTAGCTATTCCTGAATCAATTTGAGGTGGTGTATATTTTGTTGTCCTAAATTCTTCGGGGATCTCGATCTTGTCCTTTTCAATTTCATCATTATTATTATTATTAATAATCTCTGTTGTAGTCTCTGTTAAAGACTTTACACTTTCTGTGATATCGACTTCACACTTTGTGTAATTTACACTTTCCGTAAAGTCGGTCAAACCCGCATTATCACTGGACTTTACACTTTCAGTAAAGTCCACTTCCTCCCCTCTTGTCCCATTAAGTTCTGTGCTTATGAATTCAAGTAATATTTCTACATTAAGTAGAATATGTGGCATCGGAATCCCATCAAATTTTTTAAGTTCTACCTTCACAATTCCTTTATCAATAAGAATTTTTATACTCCTATCATATTGCCTATCTGTTATCCTACACTCTTCCCACCAATCAGTTCGTTTTTTTGCTAAATACAATTCCCCATTAATAGTTGCCTGTAATTTTGTTCTACGAGTTTTCTTACTCGGTAAATTCCAATAAACTATTTGCGATAACAATATTCCAGTCACTAAATCCCCCGCTATATCAATATAAATTCTCTTAACATCAACAGTATCTAATGAAGCTTGCTCCCATAATAAAAAATCATCTTTCGTCATTATCTTTCCCCCCTTATGTTAATTTCCTTACAGTTACTACTTCATAAAATGTAATATTTTCTTTTATCCAATTTTTAACAAGAAGTTCAAGAATATCATTGGGTAAAGAATAAAATCTATCAAAGAAAACAATATTCAATTTTCCATTCGTTGTTTTTATAAATTCTAATGATTCATCTTCTTTATACATATCCCGAATCACATCTAATTTTGAACTTTCTCTGCAATAATCATTGATTAGTTCATTAAATATTTTTATTGAAAATATATTATTACAATCTAATTGTAAATCTTCTATTAAATGGAAATGAAAATAGTGTGCGAAACACATAAAACGAGTATCATAGAGCACTTCATTTCTCATTATCCCTGAACAAAAAGTATCCATTGCATCTTCAAGTGAACATGCAGAAAATGATTCAGCCATCAAAATTTTTGGAAACTTATCATCTTTACTAAGAAAATTCGCAATGAACAGCATGAATATTTTCCCCCTCAAATTTTAGCTGGTAACTTAAATTATATACAATCTGACGGACGCATGGTAGATGTAAAAATATTGTCCCGCCGATTCTTACACCTTGTAATTTTTGGCAATTAAAAAAGTCGGGCCAGCTAAAATATGCTGATCCCGACTTGTTATTCTTACTTGAAAAATTTACTAATGCGACTTTTGTCTTGTCCCCCTTGCTTCTGCTAGTCCCATTTGGTATAATTAAATCAATTAAAAAAGTCATCAAGCCTAAGAGATGTTCTTGCATCTTTTAGCCAAGACCTTCGGAAGTTTGCAGCTTCGCGGAGGTCATTTCATTTTTATTTTTAATTGCGCTCATTGTTGTTGGTAAAAATTATCATTGTTGGCCTTGGACATGATTATACCACATAAATATAATTTTAGTTAATATAATTTACTTTGATATTTATTCGCTCTGCAGCATTGTTACTCTCTCAATCATCGGCTCACTCAAGTTCTTTGTCGCTATCCGCGAAAATGATTCACTCAATTTCTCTGATACTATCCGCAACAATGGTTCACTCTCATGCAGTGATTCAATTCTACATATGTGGTTCGATCCCTAATTTTGGTACAACTCGGAAACCTTGTCTCACTCATCGAAGATGAAGTATTCACTAGGGTTGGTTCACTCTCTGAGGATGATATATCACTAATCTTGGTTCACTTTACACAATCGGTATTCTCCCACCCAATGATTCACTCATTTCTATTTGCACTCTCAATCCATAATGATTCGCTCATCTCTATTGGCACACTCTATTCGATAAAACTCACTCAATGGATTCTGTTACTATCGCCTAGTTTGATTCGCTCTCAGTTCATGTTTCTATCACAATAATGGACTCACTCACGACTATTGGGCAATCAAAGTTGCTGGTTATATTTTATAACAATCGGTATTCTTGATTCACTCAAAGGCAGTGATATATCATTGGTGGTGGTTCACTCTATAGACATGTTACTATCATGCGAACTGGTTCACTCCTAATAATTGAAATAATCCCTAACTGTGATTCACTACAGAGATGTGAAATAATCACAATACATGGTTCACTCACTTCTCCTGAGAAATTCTATATTTTCGGTTCGTTCCTTCTATTTGGTACTCTCAAAGATCTCGACTCACTCTGAATATACGATGCAATCGGTATTCTTGATTCACTCTTGGGTAAGGTTACAATCTTCATCATTGGTTCACTCTAAGGAGATGTTACTATCATCAGAGATGGTTCGCTTCACTATTATGTCGCTATCCTATTATGCGACTCGCTTAACCGCTATGGAACAATCCTGTCCTCTGGCTCGCTCACCTTTCTGGGCACATTCAAACCCTTGACTCGTTCGCTTATCTTGTATAATTCTGTTGTTTGACTCACTCTGAACTTATGGGTGATCCGTACTCTTGATTCACTCTATGGGCATGGAACTCTCTTGTGGCGTGATTCACTCTATAGACATGATGCTATCATTGGAAGTGGTTCACTCTTCGGTGATGCGTAAATCTGGTGGGATGATTCACTCTTCGGCAGTCAATGCACTCACCACTTAAAGAAATGGGAGTTTGTTCCTAACCAGTAGTCCGAACGCTAAAACTATTAGCTCCTACCTTTTAACACTAATGCGTGTTGGAACACCATGGGTTGATTGACAGCAACCCAACTATGTCAGTTTACTGATATAGTTCTGCTCTTAGGTACTCATAATTTCCCTGAGATGCAGATTTTATTTAGAGATTTAAGGGTGAGTGCCTTTAATACCTATTAAGGTATCCAACAGTTTTCTCATAGATTAATTATACCATAATTATAAAGAAAGAAAGGACTAGCAGTATTTTCCGCATTCCTCCCCGACTTTAGAAGTCAGAGTATCATGCTTAGTGAACTGATGAAATAATCGAAGGGCGTGGCTCACTCAATAGAGATGAAATATTCAACCTTTGTGGATCGCTCTCATTACATTGGTAATCTGATAATTGGCTCGCTTCTGTGGAATGAAATTATCCATCGTCGTGGCTCACTCGTGTTTGTTGGGGTAATCGGATTCCATGATTCACTTCATAAGTATGGGTATCTCACATTTGTTAGTTCACTCACAAACTTTTGCTATTATCACTCTTCATGGTTCACTTCGCATAAATGTTATTATCTCGTCCATTGGTTCGATCCATTTAGATGATACTCTCTTGGTAGTTGACTCACTCTCTTGAATTGTTATTTTCAATGTATCTGGTTCGATCAAATGAATTGAGTTAATCATGGTGTGTGGCTCACTTCTCCTACCTTGGTTTTCTCAATGCTGCTGGTTCGATTTTATCTTCTGGTTATCTCTTATCTTTTGACTCACTCACATTTTCTGGTAATACTTAACGTCCTTGGTTCGCTCACTGTTATTGATAAAATCTTATAAAATGACTCACTCTTCCAATTCGATATAATTTTGCTCAATGGTTCACTCGCCAATTATTGTACGGTTTCAAGCGCTTTGGTTCGATCATTATTCATGTTGATATCTGTCTTTTTAGCTCACTTTCATTATACGGTGCTCTCCCCGCGATTGGTTCGCTCTTATACCCCGGTTGATTCATCACGATTGGCTCACTCTGGCTACATGGTGCTTTCTTATGTCTAGGTTCGCTCTACTCATATAGGTACTATCATTATAGTTGGTTCACTCGGATCTATTGATACAATCTTGTTAGACGGTTCACTCTAATAGGTTGGATCTCTCAGGAATGTTAGTTCGCTCCAAGCTATTGATTTATTCTTTCTTATTGGCCTATACTTGTCCTAACTATTATATCATAGGGAGTGGAAAAAATTTTATGGATAATTGCAAAGGATGCGAGGATTTCCCTTTTGGATGCGGATCACCCGACTGTCTCACTGGTAAAAATTCTTAAACCGAATATCTACCTTGTAAATATACCGATGATAAGAAATGCTATCTTGAGGAATACGATGAGGAAGTTTGCTTGCGTTGCTCAAATTACTACCCATAATTTTTTTAATTTCTTCTGCCATATTTATCCAGAAAAAGTAAAATATAACCATATGAGTTATATTTCCATGATATAACCATATTGGTTATTTTTTTATGCATGAAATTATCTGTTTTGAGCTGCCAATTTCTGAATTAATTTTTTATTGATAATATCTTTATTTTCCGGTTTACCCAAAAACTCGTAAATAGCTTCATTCATCAGCACTCCTAAATCCTTCTTTGTAACTAATGACAGGAATTTTATTCCTTCCTTGCTATCCACATCAATCATGAAACTAGTTTTTTTAAACTCAGCCATTCCAAATCCCCCTAATTTAAATGTTAATTCTAGGGGAAATTATATCCCATGCTTGTCCTAATTACAATAATAAATATTCCTAATAATATTTAATCTTATAATTAACTGAATATTCTTACTGCAATATATCATCCTTTATATATAAGATCTTTTATATATATCATCCTAAGATCTTATATATAAATAAGTAAAAGAATTAGTATACAACTAGAAAGACCATCTTACACAGAACATCCATGGCTTCACCGAATGTTTACACATTGTATGTCAAGTCATCCTTTATATATAAGATCCTTTATATATATCATCCTAAGATCCTTTATGTATATCATCCTAAGATCTTATATTGCAATGAGAATTTTCAGACAATTAGTAAATATTCTTTTTGTTTCTTTGCCCAAGAATTTCCTCCCGAAATATTTTAAATTTACGAAGTTCAATTATGTCATCCGGCCCATAGGGGACTCCATCTGGATCAACCAAAACTGATTCCCCAAATTTACAAGACTCATAGTGCTTTCTTATTTGCCAACCTTCCCATATTCCTTTTCCAGCCCACAAAGTCAAAGCCATAAAATCTTCCCCCTCATTTTTATTTAACTTGTCCCATTATAGCATATTGATTAAATCATGATTATATTTTCCATTTACATTTCACCTAGATACTGCTATAATTACGTTATGACATTAGTATATTAATATAATTTTAAAAGGAGGATTAACGCTATGAGTGTTAAAGAACTGGAAAGAAAAGTATCAAAGATGGGCAATAGTTTAGGTGTGACCATGACCGAATCACTAAAATCACTCAATATTAATCTCGGAGATTCAGTTAAAATTAATGTCAGAGGGGATGAGATTATTATCAAGAAAATACCATATGTTACCTTACCAGAAGGAATAAGTTCTGATTTCTTAGATGTCCTTCAAAATGCAATGGATAAATATGATGACACTCTAAAGGGGCTTAAAGATCGATGATAAATATTCATTATCTAACCTTGAAGGAAATTATCGCTATTAATGCATCCATTATCCTTAGATATAGCATGGGAGAACAAATAGGTATCCTTAACCATTCACTTCTAGAATCTGCAGTATACCGTCCACAACAATCTGCTTTTGGGGAAGATGCATATCCCACGATCATGGAAAAGTCTGCTGCTATATTTGAATCACTAGGTCAAAATCATGCTTTTCAAAATGCTAATAAAAGAACTGCATTTATGGCATTGGTCGTGTTCTTATTGAACAATGAATATGAGTTTGAAATGGAATCAAAAAAATCTGAGAATTTTACGGTAGATATGGTAAATCACGAATACACTTTCGAAAAATTAGTATCAATTATTAATGAGCACTCAAATAAAATTCAGAGTTGATTCTTGGGTTAGAATCGACTCTGAAAAATTTGTCATATTATGACGTATACACTTTGTAGACAAGCTAGATATTTTGAGTTATATTGAGAATTAAGAACCTAATATAATAAATTCGTTAGACTGGATGTGATTACACATTGTATGAGGAGAACGTCGAATGGATTTTCAACGCCGATTGTAGAGAAAAGAAAAGGACAGGGAATGGAATTCATGGCAGAGCTGCCAGACTAAGAAAACATGAATCAGTTAAAATGCCCTCCGAACAAGAGCCAGATAAATTTCAAAGACGACTCATATTGGGTGCTGGCCCATGTTTCGTAACATCATTGAAGGGAATGATCTTAATGGATTGGATGGAAAAAATCGAGAACGGTGAATGGATCTCAATTGAACAACTCAAAGAATTACCTTTTGACGATGGTCAGAAAATTTACGCCCGAATAAGAACTCTTCACACAACCGCAGAGATGTACAAAGGTTTCGGTTGTTCTTCTGCCCAAATTTCAGAACTATCTTGGCATTTTCAAGTAGCCAGATCCGGTAAGACTATTGTCGTTGGTGAACCCGCACTAGAGATTTTACGCGGTTTTACCGAGCATAGGCAAAATCAAGCAGAGCAAAAGAGATTAAAGAATGATCCTCCAATATCATCCAAAAAAGACTCAGATAAACCAAAGCGAAAATATAAAGCTAGAGAGACAAAAGAGAACGGTGAATCCCAAGAATCCAAAAATGAAATTGCCATCTCTAAAATGTACCAAGAAGAAATACAACCTAATAAAATAACTCTCGTGGAAGTAAAAAATCCCGAAATAGAACTTCTCAGAATGGCAGTAAAAAATACATATTCTTCTGAGCAAGTGATAGCATTATTAACCCGGATCTCATTATTTGTTGAGGGACAAGAAAATCAATTTGAAATTAATTTCATCCTTCAAGAAAAGGCAATTTGATTGTCTAAAATTTTATTGGTCTTTGGGATTTTATTCTATAATTTAGCAAGATTCCAGAGGACGCATCCCATCCATACAAGGTGTATGCACGGTTTATCCAAGGCATCCTCGTCTCTCTTTCTCCTTTTTTGGTTAGATATATAAGATCATATTTCTCAGATGCCTTCTCGTAATCTGGTATTTTCCAGATCGTAAACCAATCCTCATGATTATTATTAAGGCCAACTTCTTTTATGAAATCCATCAAATCTTCTTGGGAATCAATTGTGCACACCCTAATGTTATTTGGTAGTGTTAAGACAACTCCTTCCTCATAATCACGAAAGCCACTTTCTTCTTTACACCATCTTTCCCAATCACTTTTATATTCACCTTGTGGCTGATATGGAGATATCCATAATCCTCCCATTGGTTTTATGAAATATGGAATATTTTTAATTGGGTTAAACAATGTTTTTCTCAACTGTTTCCTTCCCAAGCAAATCCACTGTTTTGGCCTCACTATCTTATTCATAAGACAAACTTGCTCCCTGACTGTTCAATATTCGGATCTTCTGTCATTCTTGCCTCAATCCAATTTTTAAACGATTCATATTCTTTACGGCGAATTTTCGTTGTCCTATGTAGTTTTACAGCTCTTTTTCTTTCTGTTTCCATTTCAAATTGTCTTAATTTATCGATTCTAATTTGTATTTCTTGAAGTATAATATTAACTGATACTTCCATTTGCAAAATCCTCCAATTCTCAAAGAGTAACATTCGGGTCTAGCCATTTCCCGAATGTTACTCTTTTTCTCATCTCATCTATTGACTAAATCCTCAATTCCCTCTAATGTCCCACAAGCCGAACATATATAGGTTTTATTATCTCTTCTGCTAAGTGATCCATATTTTTTCACAAACCTAACACCACATTTAGGGCAATTAATTCCATCTGCCAACCTGAATTCCAACACTGGTGTCGATATAATTTTTCCAGTCGCAATACTCCATAATGCTTTATTTTCAGTGTATTCTTGAAATAAATTACTAGGAGAATATTCTTTAGTTCCTTTTTCCATCATTTCCCTATCTCGGATAATTGATCTCGTTATTTTTAATACTTCATAGAAATTATTTAACGTAGTACCTTTCCATATCTCTGAATCCGAACCCTTCATTTCTATTTTTATATCTTTCATTTGTACAAATCTCTCCTTTATTTATGCTTGTACCATTATATCATTTTTAGAAAGACCTGTTGGAATATTTTCTCAACAGGTCTTTGATGAATTCACTCTGTCTCGTTCGGTTGATCTCCTTGATCATTATTCTCATGTTGTTCTATTTGGTTAACTTGTTCTCCAATACCATCCATCATGTTTGTATCCTGCTCCCCATTTGTATCAATATCCACGACATTATCAACGAAACTTGATTTTCCATTTTCATCTATAAAAACATTATCTTTTTCATAGGCCATCTGCAAATCTATAGACATAATTCCCCATTTAGAAAGTATCTGGCGAAGCATAGTCTTGTATGCCATGCCATCAAAATCTTTGCTCCAAAATGTATAAGAATTTCCTTTTTTCTTATCTGCTCTATACCCCGCAGAATACTGTAATGCATGAGCCTCCATTTTAGTTTTACTCCAATACAACATTTTTCTAAATCCATTATGATATTCAAACATTGCATAATATCCTATTGTTCTTGCCTTTTCCCTTGCACCCTCATCCTCAATTAATATACATGAAATTTCTTCATTCAATGGATCAAAATTCTGCAATTCTCCCTCTTTGATCGCAATGACATTGATCTTCTTATAATATCCAGATCTCAAAGCAAGCTGTACAAGTCCCTTATAGCCAATTATAAATGTTGCCACTCTTCGATTATTTTTATTATCATCAAATGGAACGATATAATATTGTCCCAATTGAGGACTTGGCGAAAGTTTTAATGTCTCTCCAAGTAATGCACAACTCAATATGCTACCATGCTCACAAGTCGCCAATACCGGATTCGTACTAACGGCAGATAATATCGCCGTCATGAATCTCTGACCATCCTTACCACCAACTATTTGATTAATCTTTTCCTTAACAGCATCTTTCATCAGAAATGTACTAAACGTCGAATCTTCTTCTTTCCCCGGCAATGCTACCCCATTAGCCTTACTAGCTAGTTTATCTTTTAAATTTGCCATTAATCATATCCCCCAACTATTTTTATTTCGCTTTATTTTCAACAACCGTAAATCTTCTAGATTTTCCCTCATTAGAAAACTCACCATATAACGCCGGGTGACTAACTTTAAATTTAGTAGAATCAAATCTTTTACTAGTTACCGTCTTCCATCCGATCTTGAAATTTTGGGTATATCCTGTTTCATTCTCACCCATCAATTGCTTTATTTTATTAGCCATCTCATCTTTCTTGATACCTATTTCCTTCTCCATCTCTTGAAGCTGCCTAAACTTTGTCACCATCTCCTCGGTATCACTCGGTAATTCTATTGATGAATTATTCGAATTTGGATACATAACCTTGAGAAGTTCCGTGGCAGATGCCGATCCATCCATTTGTGGTGGAGTGCCTTGGGTTACTAATTGCCAAAAATCACTTTCAATCTTATATAGATAATCAATGATTTCATCGTCTCGCTCAATGTCGCGAATTTCAAATTTATTCCCTCCAATCAATACTGCAATTCTAGCAAACTGTAACCCAGTTACAGCTAAATAATGATGAACTTGTATAGCATATTCCTCCGGTATCTGACCATCATCCCATTCGCCTTTTTTATACTCTCCTGCCGTCTTGCATTCCAAGATCCCTTTTCCCCGATCTTTGTCATGGATCATCCGATCGATATTTGCCAACATGAATTTGTGTTTAGGATGTTGTAATATTGCATTCCTTTTCTGAACTTTAAGGCCAGATCTCTTAGCATATTCCCGGGCCACAACATCCTCTAATGTAGTTCCCCAATATGCCGCCTCTCCTACTTCCCTTGATTCAATTTGACCAACTTTTTCCATCCATACTTCAATTGGGCTTTTCCATCGATTCATTCCCGCTATCGCCGATACGTCAGATCCCCCAATCCCAAGCCTCCTAAACTCATGCCACTGTTCGATCGTTATCTTAGTAGTCGATGCTAATGTCAATGCACTCATAATTCATCTCCTAATTTATTTTCCTTTTTAATATTCCTTTTCCAAGAGGAATTCTTTTTAATGCCCTAATGCCCATTGCTTCTCGTAGGTATGCCACTAAAACACCATTCGGTAAAACCTCGGTTAAAATAAAGAACTCTTCTATTGTCAATCTTGAAGGTTTATCCATTTTTCTCCTGAATGTACTTGCTGGCATATTCAACTTCTCAGCTAATTCCGTCTTATTGTAATTAGCAAGAATACGAGCATACTCAATCCTTGCCTTGAATTCTCGCTCATCAAGCACTTATTTATTCACCTCCCATAAGACAATTATACCACCAAAATGTATACTTTTCAATCAAATATGAATGATTGTAACCATAAAACATACATATCGTAAGATTATTAGCCATAATATGAATAATTTAACAATAACTTTACAGTAAAAATCCTTGTCCTATGGGTACTTAATGTCATATAATAACGAATAGGTATTCTTCTATTCTGTAAGAATCCTCATATACATTATAAAATCTATGGAAAGCGGGGAACTGGTACAGTGGAAAATCGGAATTCATTATTTATGAAACGATTAAAAGCCCTTCGACGCGAATCTGATATAACACAACCAGAATTAGCCAAAGAGCTTAAAGTTTCAAAAGGTGCTGTAGGTCATTGGGAAGCCGGGTCAAGAGAGCCAAGTCTTGAAATGATAAGTAACATCGCCAGAATATTTAAAGTTTCGGTTGATTACCTCATGGGAGTTTCAAGTTTTAGACAAGAAAACGATGCCATAGATTATTTATTAATTAAATTAAGAGAATCCGGTCTAGTCAAACCAAATGACACCATAGATAAAAAAACAGTCGATACTTTGATTAGTTATATCGCTGTTCTTCAAAAAATAAAAACAAGTTAACTATCTATCATCTTCATTTTTTATTAGTTCGACTATAAAATCTATCATAACTTTCGATAAAGGTAATTCCTTCATAATTCCTCGATCTCTTAACATTTCCCTAAGTTCAGACACAGTAATTACGTTTCTCACAAAAACATACCTCCTAAAATAAATTTTTAAAAGGCAAAAAATGGTGTACTACCATTATATCTATATTTGTCTTATTTTGGAAGGAATGTAATTGTTCCAATAATGTCGAACGACTTGTAACTCTTGGACAATACCGAACATTTAGTTGCAATAATTATTTTATGTGCTAGAAATACAAAAATGAATCCCGACTAAATTATCGGGATTCATTTTTGTATTCTAATTATGAATTAAATTCTTCTTTACTAATTCCAAGTTGTTGTTTTAAAATTCTGCAAAATAATCCCTTACTAATTTCACTACTAGATTTCGAAACTCTAATTCTAACATTTTCATCATCTATTGTTTTCTCATAGATACGATCTCTTCCATCTCTGACAAATCTCCAATTATGTCTCTTTAGATATTTTTCTAGATCACTCCAACTAGCCATGCAACATACTTGCTACAGACTCAATATTTTTATCTTCTAGTAAAATACGAAAAACATAATTGACATGGTCGCGACGATTTGGATAATTATGATATCGTTCGAAATCATCATAATATTCTTGAGCATAATCAATAAGTTGATATGCAAGATCATTCCTTAATTCCTCTATATTTTTACCTTCACCTAAAATATCTGGAATCTGTTCGATACTCCCAGCATAAATTCCATCTTCGTCTTGTTCATACTCGAAAGTTAATTCATATGCAGATAGCACTTCTTTTAGATAATCCTGCGAGAAAGCAATAATCGTATCTCTATTCCTCTTGATTATCTGAGGCTTACGACGAACAACATTATCAATAAACTGACCAAAATTAGCTCTAACTTCCGTTGCACTTAATGCAGTTTGCACATAAATCCCTCCTATACTTCTAATTATAACACAAACCATACAAAGTGTACATAGTGTACTTTCTGGATAATACCCTAGATCATTTTAAAACACCACCATATCATAGGCATCATTTATATCATCCTGAGTAAATTCATCTTGTTTCCTTCTCAAATGTTTAGTCTTCTGGTAAGCAATACACCTTCCCCTTGTTTTATTATATTTGGGTTTAATTTCCTCAATCAAAAAATATTCAATATCATAGCATTCTGGATAATCATTCCATATTTTATTAAATGATTTTTCAGATATCACACCCACACCATTTATCTCACCTACAAAATATCTTGTATTCGAATTTCCCATAATATGATTCATGATTCTACCTTTTAAATCTGTTGCCCATCCTATATATAAGATTTCATTGTCATTACCTAACAACATATAGATTCCTTTATTGCTTCCCAATTTAATAAAATCACCAGCAATATTTTCCCTAGTGAATAATTCCTTACATAATAACTCATTTACTGAAAAAATTTATCTACATAATTTATCATTATTATCCCTCTTCCTTAATCTCTGAAATTTTTCATTGAATCTTCTAAGTCAGCATCTTGTTCAACTGGATACATCTTCCTTAGCCATTCATACTTTTTAGTATACAATTCATTATGGTTCACATTCAATGGTGGCCTATTAATTTTTATTAGTCTTATCTCTTCCTCGACTAATTTGGCATTATCAATATACTCAACCATTACAAACTCAAAAAGGTGATTGAAATCTTCAAGCCGATCAAATTTCCAACTACATGATGTTCCAAAATAATTTCCCAATCTGGATCTCAGATTTTTAGACTTGCCTATATATAATATTTCTTTTTCTGATCCCAACAACATATAAATACCACTTTTCCCATTTTGCACATTGTCCTTAAAATTTTCAGGTTTAAATATCATAATCCTCTTGCCTTTCTTTCCCTACTTCTTTTATCCTGAAATGATTTCATAGAATTCTCCATATCATCATCGACTACATGAGTATAAATCATAGTTGTTGAAACATCTGCATGACCCAATGCTTTTCCTGTCTCTAATATATCTTTAGTCTCCTTATAATAATCAGTTGCAAATGTATGTCTCAACTTATGCGGTGTTATATTTTTTTCTATTCCTGCTTTTTCTGAATATCTTTTAACCATCTGTTGTATATATCTAATTCCTATCTGACCACCTTTAAAAGTAGTAAATACATATTCTGATTTTACATGTTGTTTAATCTGTCTTTCATTCCATTTTTCAAGTTCATCCTTAACATCAGCAGAAATATATAGGTATCTGTCTTTCTGACCCTTTCCCTGTTCGACTAAAACTTTACTGCCTCTAAAATTGATGTGTTTCCATTTAAGGTTTACAACTTCACTCACCCTAATACCAATATCCAGAACTAGGCAAATCAAAACCTTATTTCTCAGACCAGTAAAATATCTTGGGTTAGGCTGCTGAATTAATAATATCTGTTCTTCTTTGTCTAAAAATATGGGTAATGATCTCTTTTTTCTTCTAGCCACAAAAAAATCCCCCTCAAAAATACCATAGTTCGCATAATCCCAATTATACGAACTCAATCACATCTTGTCTCTATGATACTATGCTCCTTAAAACATGTCCATCCCTTGTCCCATAAATACGAACTCATTCACATTTAGGCAAAAAAATAAAGCCAATTTCTCATCGGCCTTACTTTTCCAATTCTTCAACTTTTGCTTCCATCCTGCCCAACATTTTCATTTGGTCGTCATGTGATAATTTTTCCCAAAGAATAAGTAATCTTCGATCATCATCTGTGATTCCTCGAAGTCTTTCAAAATCTTCTCCCTCATAAACTAGATATTCTATTGACACCTCAAAAAATTTTGCCAATTTCATTAACGTTGGAATACGGACATTTTTATATTCTCTTTTGAAAAGATTATCGATGGTGCTATATGGTAAATCAGCGCCCCTCGAAATATCAGCTATATTTAATTTCCTTTGCTTCATCATCATCTGCATCTTTTCAATCATGTTCATAATATTGTCAGCTCAATCCCTCATCTATATTTAGTAACTTTTTCCCTATTATGCTTCCAAGGAATAAAACTGTGTCCTTGTTAGCAGGAGTAAAAATCTTTATCCCATGTTCTACTATCTTTATTACATCTTCTTTATCTAAAATTATCTTCATAATATTTGATGTCATATCCATGTCCTCTTCTTTGATCTCATAACCATCCTCTACCAATACAAACATAGCTTGGTCAACGTCTTTGAAAATTATAATTTTTTCATTCTCAGATTTACGCTCATAATCTACTTTCAATACACCAAATACTGGCATAATTACACTTACCATTTCTTTGAAATCCCCAAAATCACATCCTAATTTTTTAAAATAGTCACATTCGATGTGCTCGAAAAATTCTTGTTTTTTCATGATTCCCTTACTCCAATATTTTTTCCATTCAATCCTTCTTCGATCGCAGTATTCGCGACTTGCCTAATGATCTCTTTTGGCAATCCACACTCCAATGATAATTGCATTGCTATTGTGACAAATCCAGAAACATAGGAAAGCAACATCCCGGGAGTCATTTCTCCCATCCCAAAAAATCTCACAAGTGTCAAGGGACTTTTACTATCATACTCATCAATAATTCCACCAAATACATTTATACCATTTCCTACGATACATTCTTCCAGTGTCTCGATCTTAACATTAATTTTCCGTCCATCATCGACCATCTTAGGTTTTACTATATCAAATTTAACCAAGATAATTCCCCTTTCCTATTCCCGATTAAAATAATACCGCATGAACTCGATCAATTTTTCCATGTCATTTATTTTCTTTTCTTTCAACTCTTTACCAAATATAGTTTCAATATATAACCATGCTCGATAATGACTAAGCACCCAATACCTATTCTTTTCCTTAGTTGCCCCAAGAATCTTAATAATATCAAGTGCTTTTTGGTAATCACAATTTCCTTCTAATAACATAATGATCTGTTGTAATTCACTAGCAGTAATCCGATCTGGTAATTTAAAATATTCAGTTGACAATACTAACACCTCTTGCCCTTGTGCTTTTCCAAGAACCTAGTAATATGTAACTTCTCCTCATATGCCATCTTTGATAATTCATCCTCTGGGATCTCACCGACATTATAAACCCATCTTTGTAGCCTATCATTAAAATAACTTACAGTTCCATCCCTATGGGTTTTTACCTTGATAAATCGTCCAGCCATCTCACTCGCCTTCTTCTCTAATGAATATCTGATTTTTTACCACTTGTTGCCGTAAAGCCCCTAGTTTCAACTATGGGAGATATAAGGCAAATCCATAAACTACCTGTCCAGAACATACCTGAATGATGGTATAATTGATCTAATATGATCTTTGAAAATTGAACATATAAGGTTGTGGTAGAAAGTCTGCCACGTAAAATGTTCAACGAGCAATGCATATTAAATGGCGAAATGCGACAACCAAGCAGTAGCCAATGTGGTAAAAGGTAAATTAATTTTTAAACGATGGGACACATCGGGTTAGCTTGGTTAATAAACTGTCACTAGACGGTCTTTCCCAAGAATCCCCTAGCTTTAGCTATGGGGAGTGTCAACAAATCTTTCATATACACTTCTTTCACCTTTTTCAGATATATATACCGCAAGTGGCGCACCATTTTGTTTCATAATCTCAACTTTAAAATCCATTTCAGAAATTTTTTCCATTACATGATAACTATATATCATGAACGCCACATTTCCAGATTCCACGATCTTTTGGATCTGGTCAATACATGGATACAAATCCCCGACACAACCCTGCTTGCATACTACTGGAACAATTTTTATTTCCATTTCAGCCTCCTTCAATCATAAAATAATAACAGAAAGAAAATTATCATCGAAAATAGATATGTTAAATTTATCGTGCCATTTCTCCTATCATTGATAAGGGCAGCAAGATTTCCTAAACCCATGAAGAAAAATAATACTTTCATATCAATCAATCCTTTTTTAGAAGAAAGCGCTTCTTTAACATGTCACTATCACTACTTATGGCTCACTTTTTAGAGATGATACTATCACCTTTGATGGTTCGCTTCTTGAATATGTCTAAGTCATTCCTTCTGGCTCGCTTGTCTCAAATGTTATCAGTCACCTTTGATGGGCTCACTCTCTTCTTCTGGTTATACTTATCCAAATTGGTTCGCTCATTAAGTTTGGTACTCTTCCTTTTTTTGACTCACTCTTAGGTGATGTATCTAAATCAATTCAACTGGTTCGCTCCCTACCGATGGTAAAATCATTTTGCATGGCTCGCTTCATCTCATTGATGTAATCCCCTACCTCGACTCACTTTCATATGTTGTTACCTTCTCCTTTGTTGGTTCACTCTTAGGGAGTGCTACAAATTCAATTTTAATGGTTCGCTATAACTATTGAATAACCTCACAATTATGGCTCACTCTTAGAGTGTGTTTCAAATCCATTCCAATGGTTCACTCACCTGTAACGTTACAATCTTTTCCCTCTGGTTCACTCTCTAGACTTGATTCCATTAGGTTCTATGGTTCGCTCCCTCGCACTGCAAATATTGCTCATTGACTCACTCTCACTTAATGTTACACTCAATTGGTCTGGTTCACTCTCTTTTTCATGCATCTATCTCATCCTGCGGTTCACTTATACCATCTGTTTTAAATCCATTTTAATGATTCACTTTCGCATTATTGCTTCAATCACCTGTTCTGGTTCGATCATTTGTTATGTTTTCATCATTCCTTCTAGCTCACTCTAGGAGATTCGATACAATTACCACCTTTGGTTCACTCGTAACAAATGAAATTATCCATTCTGTTGATTCACTCTTGGGAATGTCACTATCATATTCCTTGGTTCATTCCGTATTTAAAGATTCATTCTTTTGCTATGACTCACTCCATCATATTGTTACTAATCAGTGTTCTTGATTCGCTCTGTGGAAATGAAACTTTTCATGTCGCTTGGCTCACTCCGATTGGGTGAAACAATCAAGTCCTATGGTTCGCTCCTTATTACATTTGCATAATTCTTCGTTCTTGGCTCGCTCCAATAAAATGCTAAATCTCTTGTTGTGACTCACTCTTTCGTAATGAAAAACTCTCATGCCTTGATTCACTCTCAATATGTGTTACTTTCTCTTCATTCGGTTCACTCTATTGCAATGTTACCCTTACTTGATTTGGTTCACTTTATACATTTGTTAAAATCTCCAGTTATGGTTCGCTCCCATTATTTTGTTGCTATCCTTTCGGATGACTCACTTGCATATTCTGAAATTTCACATCTAATGGTTCACTTCTATGCATTGATACTATCTCATCAAATATGGTTCACTCTGCAATTATCGGTACTTTCAATTAGGATGGTTCGCTTTAATGTATTGAATTTGGATTCACACTTTTTGGCTTCATTTATTACATTGATACAATACTATTTCATTATTCATTTTTGGTATTACAACGCCGGATTATCTTCCAGTGCTTCTTTGAACACTTCATAATTAGGTACTTCTAATTTGTGGGCATGTCCAAGGATTGAAATCGCATATGGGTTGGGTGGTTTTGTTCCGAATTCATATTCAAATAAAACCTCATGGAAATGTGCCAGAAATATTTTGACAGCATATCTCTTTGATCGTTCATTGATATGGGCTTTTGGTAATAATCCTTGAGAATATGCAGCATATGCTTCCGTTTCTTTTCCGATCTTAAACTTTTCCAACTTGGCTGCAGCTTGATCCGCGAAGTCATGATTTTCATTTTTGGTTACTTCTTGCTCTTTTCTCGATCGATATAATTTTCCATAGACATCTTTGGGATTATTGCTTACCTTAACAAAGCTTTCACCAATTAAATAGCACAACTTTTTTAAGTCTGCATTCCATGGCCTTTTCTGACCTTTCTTCCATTCAACACTAGGATTATATCCAGCATAGCTCCATACCGCTCCGGCAGTAGGGGCTTTTTTTGCATCAATATGTGCCAATAATCCTGCTGCAAATGTAGGCCCGATACCAATAATAGACTTTGCCCAAACACCGACCGAATGACTACTGGTATATGCATCCAATGCCTTTTTGATATTCTTTTCCAATTCCTCAAAATTTTCTGCAAACCAAACTATAACTTCATTTGGTTCCTCATTCTCAGATGCCCTTATCTGATTTTTAGCACTCGTCCTATATTGCTGTATTTGGTAATACCGATCTACCAAATACCTCGCCTCTTGTTGTGTTAAAGTTCTACTTGCATTTCTTAGATCCTTTGTCAATTTAACCAATGGTTGTAGATCCTGCTTTTCATTTATGGCAGATAACGATATAACTTCTCTTTGTAAAATTCTGTTTTCCTCTTCCAATTCCTTTATCCTTAATTCTAAATCTTCCTTTTTAGCCATCCCCTAATTCCTCCAATTCTCTTTCTAAATTTTCGATTGCTATCTTATATGCATAACTAAGATGCTTATCGATCCAATCATAATAATTCAGGCCACTAAATCTTGCTATTTCCCTGCCATATTGTTTAGCAACATCTTTTCCCTCAGGCCACCCTCCAAGATTCATTCCCTCTGGGATATCACCTAAAATAAATGAATGATTCGGAAAATCAAAAGTACTTTCCTCTTGCTTAATAGAAAAATCAATAACCGATCCATTAATACTTATAAATGCATGGATTCCTGCTTGGTTCTGGAGATTACTGATCAAACTTAAAATTCCATGAGTAGGATGCGAATAATAACCTTGGATCAATTTTATATTCTGCTCATCAATAATTCTGCTTTCTAATAGAAGGCAATAATGCACAACAGAAATATATATACACATTCCCCCTCGACGATCCCACTCTTTAAATTCTTTTCCAACCATTCCCTCTAGACTATCAAACCGATATTCCAATGCTTTATCCGTAAGATGGGAAATATAAAGTGAAAATGCCATGAATTCATTATTGGCTAATATCTTCGGATCTATCTTTTTACTTTTAAATGGAATCGATTCAGTACATCTATAATCATATGACGTTTTCCATTTCTCCATATAAACCCTTGATGTGAATGCACACAATTCTTCCTCAGATATATCCTCAGTCAACGTCATGAATTCAAATTCATTTTCCATGATTATCTCCTAACTTTTAGGGGGAAATTTAGATTTATATAGCATCTCAATGGCATGTCCAACTATTTCACTTAAATTCATGCTTCTCCGATATATTTTTGCCCTTAATTTCATAAGCATTTCTAACTGTGTATCCGTGATTACATAACTTCGTTTAACCTTATCTTCTTCTCCTGAATCATCTTCTTTTTCCACAACGACTTCTTTTATCTTTTTAACACTACCTATACTACCAAGCATACTAGATAAATCTGGCCTGTTTGTTCTTCTTACCATTTCCGTAAAACCTCTTTTGTAAGTTCTACATACTGAATCGATGCTGGCGCACTAGGTTCATAAATAACAACTGGCATTTGAGCAACAGCACTTTCCTTGACTCGGATATTGCTTTTAATGATAGTTTGCAATATTTTTCCCGGGTAATCATTTTCTAAATTATCACTGATTTCTCGGGCCAATCTAGGACGCATATCCCACATGGTTCTGCAAATACCAAGTATCTGCAACTTCTTATTCATCGTCATTCTTAACTCATTAATCGTAGTAGTTAGGTACTTTAATCCAACGAGCGCGAACGGATCTAGCCCAACGGGGATCAACACACGATCTGCAGCAATCAAAGCATTCATACTGAATAGACCCAGACTTGGCGGACAATCAATTACACAATAATCAAATTTGTTTTTTACTAGATCTAATCGATCCCTCAAAATGGTAATGTGCTCCGGTTTATACGTCTTCAATAATTCCCACTCAACTTGAGAAAGCGAAAGATCCGAAGGAATAATATGAAGGTTCTGGATCTCTGTCTCATTTATTACTTTAAGAACATTTATCAACGGATCTTCGAATAGATCTGGTGTACCATTGTCAAAGGAAGTAACGCCTATTGACTGTGAGCAATTAGCCTGTGGGTCAAGATCCACAACCAATGTCTTGAATTTTTCTGCAGCAATAATTGCAGCCATATTTATTGCCGTCGTTGTCTTACTGACCCCACCTTTTTGATTTATCACGGCAATAATTTTCATCTAATTTGCTTCCTCTCAATGTGTGGCGAACTTTCCATTCCTTCTATTAAATAGTCCATCGTCACACCTAATTCCTCAGCCATTCTTTTCAAGATATCCGCTTTCGGGATGTCAATACCATTTTCGAAACGGCTGATCTTTACATTTGTTGTCCCGATTTTGCGGGCCAATTCTTTTTGTGTCAATCTGCTTGCCCGCCTTGCCATCATTAAATTAATCACTATCATCATCGTCCTTGCAATCTTTGCATTTTTGCGGGTAGCCTATCGGTTGTCCGATATACTGCCCGCACTTCTCACACAAGATACCTTCGAGAATCATTTCTGTTAATTCACCCATTTACCATCTTTTTTTTCCTACATTTTCAAATGGGTTAGATCCTCTTTCTTTTTTAACTTTTTTACTCACTATTCCAACTTTAAAATCAACGGAATAACTATCTTCTGGATCAACTCCTAATTCTTTAGTCGCCTCATCCCACAATAACGATTTTTCCTCATCGAATGTTTCCATTTTCTCACGGAATTCCTTATATAATTTTAATTCCATTTCCGCTTGGAGAATTTCTTTTCTAGTCTCTAATTCTTTTTCTACCTCATCTTTTTTCCGGTGCATATCTCTAAATTTTAAGCACAATTCTTTCGAAATGTTACCAACTGGGACTTTTTCATAAGATTGTTCCATAATAACTTTGGTAAGAATATTTGCAAAACCATCTAATCCTTCAAGATTCGCCATTAATATTTACCCCCTCTAATTTACCTTGTCCTGTCATTAGTTTACACTGTGTAAGAATTTTCGTCAATACATAATATTTTCATATACCGATAATAGGAAAAACTTGTTAATCACTTATGATGAATATTTCCCAGTCCATAATCCATTTGCTATTTACCATAATTCCACCAGTTTCCCATGAAAATTTACACCACCCCAGTTCCTCTATGAGTACCTCCATTGCGATTCTCCCAAACTGATCATCAAGTTCCTTTCTTCTCCAACCTTTGGCTAAATATTTTAGATACATTCCTTTAATTCCCCTTGTTTTTTTTAGATTAAACATTTTGAGATATAACGGTCATCTCTTTAGTTTCATAATTTATTTTCACTACTATATTTTGGAGAATCAAAGCACCAAATGAATTCTTAGCTCGATAAACCATTTTCACTCTAATGAATTCATCGTTTGATTTATCAAATGTTGTTTCTTCATGTTCGAAACTTCCCGGGTCATTTAAACTTTTTTTAACTAATTTTACAAGATCCCTATTTGATCCATCCCAAGCACTAAAATTATTTTTTAACCATGCTTCTTTCATAGAATCTTTTGTAACTACTGGGTCTATCTTCACTGGAACAGGGGTAGGGACTGTAGGTGATTTTTCAACCGTTTTTACTTCTGGCTTTTCTACTTTTACATTTTCAACAGTACTTTTAGATCCATATAATATTAGAACGAATGAACAAACCAACATCACTACTATAGCCTGTTTCCTGTTCTTGATCTTTAATTCTACCAATTTTCCTCTCACCAATGCCACCAAACTAATTATAAATCCGACTGATGCTAAAGTATTTAACATTTTATTTTTCCTCCTTATTATTCATGATTACTTCCGCCGGGTTCACATAACATAAACTAAGTCTTGGTCTTAATTCTCTGCAATCCTTCACCTTTACCGATTCAAAATGCACATCTCTCTCAATTCCTTGAATACCCATCCACCGGACACTATTTAACTCACTCAATAAAAAGTATCCCCATTCTTTATCTAATCCATCTACAAGTCCGAAGAATAAATAATCTCCATTGTCTTGCCTTTCTCCTTCTACTGCATACCATGTCCAATTACTCCCTAATGCAAAGAACTTGCAAATTATTTTCTTTTCATTAGTTTTAACACCCTCAGTGCTATACAATTTTGGCATTTTATTTTCGATTTCTTTTGTTAATAATTTCATCTTAATCTTCCTCCTTATTACGCTTCACATATTCCTAAAAAAATAATATCTTCCGTTTTAAAATGATTAATTAATTTACTGACCAATATATCCAATGGCTCGACATTAGCTAATATGCATTTAACTTCACCATCAATTTGAAACATAAATTCTTTTTTCATTGTTTTTTCCTCCTTCATACTTCCCTCAACCTCATGGCTTTATTGTACAGGTTTTTGTTGACTTTGTCCACACAAATACATAACTTTTATCTCTATTTTACCTAACACTTTTTACCATTCATATTCTTTTTGCTCTTGATATCTATAAACCATAACTGCCATATATTCTAAATAATTTAATAAGACATCATAATCATTCTGGTTTACACTCTTAAAATCTCCCCCCGCATCTGACCTAGTAAAGAAGACATCTCCATATATAATTCCAGAATCAGTCCTGAAATTAGGTTTAAGCCCTTCTCTTATTCCATCCTCATTGCATACCATATACATACCATCACCAACAGGAACGGCTTCTATATATCCCCCAACTATGCCCTGCATAGCCTCTATATCATCCTTGATTTCCTCTATATAAGGATCTTTTCCGATCTTCTTTACTATTACTTTAATCATTTTCATCCATTCATTCCTCCTTAATAAACTTTCATGATACGGTATTTTTTATTGAATTTTAAAAAATCATGGCATTCGCTTTTTTGGTCAATGCTCAATGTCTGGTTATCCGCATTGAATCCCAATACTGGTTTAAGCCATATTAAATCACTATGATGGTTCTGGTCAGTTACCTCAAACTCAATTCTTAATGTCCTTCTATTTACTGCTAATTCCATCATCCTATTTTTCCTCCCTTAATCTTTTGATCACTTTATCTAATACATCGATCTTGTCTCTTGTTTCAGTATAATTGCTTTCAAGGCTATACTCTTCACACTTATCTTCCAGCTCTTTGATCATTTCCCTAACGATCTCAATCGCATTTTTCATTTAATCTTCAACCTCCACTTTGCTTAACTCATCGATCCATTCAACCAATACTGCAACATCATCTTGCTCATCACTTGATAATACACCATTCTTTTGTTCTATGATAACCAATTCCTGCAATCTTTCAGTTATGCTTTCCAAGGTTTCTATCAATTCAATTCTACTCATTTTTATTACCTCACTTCATTTTTATTTCTGGGCCACGATCTCTCTCGATCATGGCCTAATTATACCATTTTGCAGACATTGTCTACAACGACTACTTTTTTCCATTTTTATATTTTAGCATATATTCATCTCTTTGTTTTTGATTTACGATAGGCCATCTTTTTACATTTGGATTACTGAAATCATCATCCATATTATCTTGATGTGTTCCTAATAATAGATGTTCAGGATTAACACATAATTTATTATGGCATTTGTGTCTAACTAACAAACCTTCTGGGATTTCTCCTTTGAACAAAACATAAGACATTCTATGAGCATAATTATTTTTATTTTTATATGTCGTGAACTGTCCATAACCATTCTTTGTACTACCAATCCAAATCCAACATTCATTTAATTTGCACACCATTTCCATAAACCTTTCTTTTACATCTTGTTTTTTTCTAATTGCTCCTTTTATTGAATATACTCGTTCTCTAGTCCTATAAATTGAATTATTTAAAATATAATGTATCGTTCTTTCCCCAATATGATACATTGTACCCAATTCTTTATGGGTGATATTTCCTTTCTTATATAATTTTCTTATTTCTTCTGCTTGGTCAAATGTCAATTTACGTTTTGCCATATTCATTACCATCCTTTTTAATATTTATTTTGTTGACTTTGTCTACATAAATTTATAGTTAAGCAGTTTTTTTGATTTCAATCTTCAGCTTCTTAATCATATCCTTGATATCGTCATGGTCTCTCTCATATGAATCGATTATAGTTTCTAGCGAATCATTATCTTGATCCTTTAATGATAATTCATACAGATCAACAATTTTTACCTCAAGCTTATTTAATTCGAAATTTAGTTCCATAAGTTTTCTATTTAACATTTCAATTCTATTCATTATAATTTACCTCCCAAATTTTATTTTCTCATCCATGTCCTAATAGTATCATTCCACTGTATACTTTGTCTACTATAAGATATTTCCAATTAATTAACACATTTATTATCTAATGACCAATTCAATTCCGCACCTTTTGATTCCTTAACCATAACATCGTTCTTATTCATTCCTTGGTATCTTGCCCATCCAGATCCTTTATTCTGAGCATCTTTTAGATCTTTTGCCTCGAATACAAATCTTCCATCGTCATAAATATCATCGAACATCCGAACAAATAATGTGTATTTAATCATCTTAATTTCCCTCCCTTACTTCATCACATGAAATTATTTTATATGAATCTCCGGCACACGGCCTTGCACAAATGAATCCAACTTCAAACTTTATTTTTGTTGTGCTTGTAAATCTTATCCCTTTTAATGTTCCATTTGTGAATTCTCTTGTTACTATATATTTCATCTTCATATCCATCCTTTTTTATTTTTAGTAGAATCAGAAGCGATCCCATGCCCAGCGCATTGTGGAACGTCCATCGCTTCCTCATCTCTATAGCATTATTATACTTTAATTTGTTTACATTGTCCACACTTATCTATGCGATTACACTTCCAATTCTTTCATTTTTTCCTTCAATTTATCCAATTCGAATCGTTTACCCCTTATCTCATCTTCCAATTCTCCTATCGTTTTCGATCTAGCATACATATCCTTTATTAGAATCATTCCGTGTTTTACATATAATTCAGCTATATCCCTTTTATCATTGATGCTAGGATAATAATTATATACAGTTTGGATTATCTCGAATTCCTTCTCTGTAAATATCTTATAATCTGGATTTATTTCTGAGACTAGATCTGTAAATTCAATATTAGTCACTTTGTATTCCCCCCTATATTTCTTACTATTTCAAATTTTTCTATCGTTTTACATGTTAACTGGCGGGTCGCTCTTTCCTCTTCTGTTTCTATCTCACCTTTATATTCAGAATTACCATCATATTTATATGTTACAACCGATCCATTTTTATAATACGCAATTGCTTTAGTCATTATAAAATCCTCCTTTTTATTCGCTTATACCATCTATTCGAATGAAATTATCTTTATCTTGAAGTTTAATGATGAATTTATCCATATCTAATCTTGTCTTGAATTCTTTTACCTTGCCGACCATTTGATCTTTTTTATTAATCTCAATCCATTTTACAGTTACCATTTTATTTTCCTTCTTTCTTTTTTTATTATCTCTTCCACTCCCTTTATTATATCATTTTAGTATACTTTGTCCACACGTAAACACACTCCAATTATTAGAAATAGAAGCATCCAATTTCCCTTTCCCATGGGCCTTTATGTTTAAACTTATATGATAATTCTCTAAGTTCTTCTATTGTATATTCAAAATGTTTTACTAAGCCCCTTGCAGCGTAATATTTTTCCTTGTCATAGAATCTCTGGTAAACTCCTTCAAAAAGAATATTTTCCCCAATTTCAACCCATCCATGTCCTATTTTGAGTCCTCCCATGATTGTACATGTTCCATGAACTAAGACAAGGTTTTCTGGATACGATGAATAAACTATATAATCCCAACTTTTTGCATAACACTCCTTTGGATAAACTCTATTAATAACATTAATTTTATATATAGAATCGACATCTATTTCCATATCCCTATACTCTTCTCTATCTCTTTTTACTTTTTGGTACATCGTTAACATTAAATAATCCCCCCTATATACGATAAGGGAAAAGGCCGCTTACGCGACCAATTCCAAATATGCAAATCTTTCAAGGGCAACTCTTTTATCATCATTCTCCAATAATTGCGCTGCTCTTGTAAAACTATTAACTAGATCATAAACTGTTGCCGTATTTTTTTCAATTCTTTCAATTTCGAAACATTCCTGAATCTTGACATTAAAATCCTTCGGCAATGTTAATCCCTTAACTCTTTTTAAAAGATCATTTATTGATTTCATCGGATCTGTAATCTTCATGTTCTTAGTATCTACGAACTTCGCCATTTGCTGCTCTCCTTGAGCTATTGCCCTCTCAAATGCCTGAGCTACCTTTAAGGGCATATCTTCTTTTTGTACTCCCATATGCCTTTGCATGAACCTATCTCCCCTTGCCTCTACAACTTGCAAACCATTCTCGCATATTAAACGATGAATGTAAGGGGTTATCGATATCGATCTTTTACCAACTTCACTGTTCATAATATGAAGACCAAACGTCAATTCATCCACTTTGCCATCCATTGTCGTTCCAGCATTATAAGATATTTCAGGTAACGTTAATCTTAAATGGAATCCGTCAAATGTATCATCTGCACTAAATCTTTTGATCTCATATTTCTGATCTCCGACCACATCCCTGACCATTTTCAAAACATCTGTATTATCAAAGATTGAATACTTATCTGTGAGAACCGACCTAATATATTTTTCACCATCTTCTTCAATCGTTCTCAACATCCAATTTTTTTCTTCATATTTGCTATTCTTGAGCCAATAATTAATATTCTCCCCTTGGAGTTCCGCCGGGCATCTATCCATATAAGTTGTAGGGATAGCTAACTTATGGCATAACTGGCTTTTTCCCCAATCAGTAAAATTATAAAATTCATTTCCAGTTATCAACTGACCATTCACACTATACCCTAATAATTTCGGGCTAACAAAAACATCCTTAGCCTTAGCATCTTTCTCCATAGATCTTTCGATTAATTCATTGATATTAGTCATTTTATTTTCCTCCAATATTTTTTATTTTTTTGAACAACCTTATAGCAGCATTGTATCATTTAACTGTAGACTTTGTCAACATTAAAATAAATTTATATTTAATATTTTTTCAAAGCAAATTTTTTTCCCCTGAGTCCAGCAAACTTAATATCAATAAATATGATCTCGAAGATTTCTGATTTTTTCTTCTTCATTGTTCTACCTCCATTAAATAACTTTTTTCCACATCAGATATTCAACGATGCAAGTAATAGTCCTGAATGACACATCATACTCTTTAGCCAAATGTGATTTCCTAGATCCTTTTTTATACTTTTCACGGATCTCTAAGACTTGTTCTATCGCAAGTTTTGGTCTGAATTTATCTGTTCTTTCATCATTTTTAACCTTTGTACTATTCCTAATTTTCTTTGGTTTTTGTATCACTATTTCCCCACCCAATTCATACCAACGCTTGATTGTCGATTCAGTTACTTGCTTTTCAGATCCATTTTCCATATCAACCACGAAGATCTCATTATTGACCATATATTTAACCACATATGATTTTCCATTTCTTTTATGAGTCGCATTGAAACTTTTCATTTATCATCAATCTCCTTTTATATTTAATTTCCTTAACCCTTAATATGATAGTAACACTTGCAGACATTGTCCACAACGTCTAATTATTACCATTTTCTCAGGGGATGGGGAGATTTTTAAATCTCCCTCAACCATTCGATTCCATCAAAATTAATCATTCCACCAGCATCCAATATTTCTTGACATGCCTTTCTTCCACCGACCGGAACATAAGGCACATATGTTTCATCACATTCAAATTTTAGATATCCAAGTTCAGGAATATAAAATGCGAATCCTTTAGAAATCTCAGTGTAGCTAATGCTATTTATCTTAAATTTTCTACCCTTAACATTGACTATTTTAAGTTTTGAATTAATTTCTGATATTGTCATTTCAATCACTCCTTAAGTTTCTCTCTCAACCACACCTTAATAGTACCTTTTTTTGTTGACTTTGTCCACATGAAAATAATAACTATTAATATAGTTCACTGAAAACGACTGGGAAAAATCCTGTTTTCCATTTGATATTATCAACTACGAAATCATAGAATCTTCCACTAAGGAATGTACCTTCATTACCATTGTCAGCCATCTCTTGAACGAATCTAAGAACATCATCCAACACAGCATTTGCTCTCTCATTACTATCCACCTTATCAAGATCCACAAACAGCTTATATCCGTCATGAGTCTTATATAAGACAAGGTCTTTAGTGAACTTCATTATATTTCCATGTACCATCATTCTATTTTTCATTCTAATTCCCCCACTCTGCTCTCAATATAGGTTGCATCGATCCTTTTCCCATGGGCCAAATGCATTCTTTATTATCCCAATTTGTTATTCTTCTACTACTGATCGAACTCTGTCCAATTCTTTTTATAGTGATGGATTTATCAGTTCTTTTAACAACCTCATAATTCCATACACATTCATAATCGCAAGCCGATCTGCAAGAATACGTTTTGCCTACTTCAAATCTTTGCATTTTTATCTACCTCACTTTAATTTCTTCCCCCTCGACTTCTTTATTTTATCAAATATTGTAGACTTTGTACACTAGAAAAATTTAGAAATCCCGGTGATTAGCCGGGATCTTAGATTCTATTTATATTCTGAACCACGTTGGGCAATCCATGTATCAATTTGTTTTTCCGTCCACACTGGTCTATTTCCAATATAGGCTGCAGGATCAGGCATGATTCCTCTTTTCCAGTAAGTATGAACTTTTCTTCTATCCCATCCTCCTATCCGTTTCCCAACCTCTGTCACTCCAAGTAAAACAGGAATTCCTTCAATCTCTTCCTGTACAATTTTTTCAAACACCAATTCCGCCATATAACTTACCTCCTTTTATATCCCGAATATCTCCAAACATCCTGTCATGTTCTGCCTTATTAACTTCGGCAACATGTTCCAATGCCTTTAAAATTCTAGTATTTTCAACTACCTGAGTTTTAACTATAATTAAATCATTTTCTATTTTTTCAATTTTTACTTCAATCCTATCAAATCTTTTGTCAACTTTATCAAATCTTTGATCCATTTTTTCAAACCTTTGATCCATCTTAATAAATTGCTTATTCATTTGTTCAAACTGTGTTAAAACTAATTCTTGAAATTTTTTCTCATCCATTTTGTTCACGTCCTCCTGAAATACCCATAAGTGATCTTCGGTGTCTTTTTAAATATAAATCTGTAAATTCATCCTCATTGTCTACTAATCGCTTTGTCCAACTTGCAACAATATATAAATTTTTATCTAATCCATCAAACCTAGTATCATGTTCGACTTGCTTATTTTTTATTACAATAAGTTCATTATCAATTCTATCAAATCGTTGATCCATTTTTTCAAACCTTTGATCCATCTTTTCAAATTGGGCCATGACTAATTCTTGAAATTTTTTCTCTTCCATTATTACATCTCCCTATTCTCAATTATTCACCTTTCACAATTTCTGTGAAGTCGCTCCAATCTGATATCTTAAAAACTCTAATTTCCTTAACATTCTCTTTGAATAAAATAATTTCCCTAAGTCCATTTATTACCCTATATATTTTAACGATATCATTTTCCCGCGAAAGATGTAAATTATCTTGCACACGATCGAAATTGTTCACCTTTAATACTTGTTCGACTTTGCAATATATGATATCCAATTCATCTTGTGGTATATCAAATGCTATTGCATACAAAAATCTTACCTCCTTAAAAATATTTTAATGCCTCTCTTCCATGATAACCTCTATTGTCTACTATGTCAACACAACAGATTATGCCATTATTCATCCCAAACATCTATTCTCTCAAAACCTAAAATTTTATCATCTTCAAATCCAACATCTTCCAATAATTTATATTCACCGATTATGTCATCCCCAAATTGCCCTCGAATTTTTTGTAGGCAGAACGTCCTTGCCATCCGACTTCTCCCATCACCAATCTCAGAAAGCTTAACTCCTCTTTCCGCCAACTTTACATAAAATCTTTTCCTGTCCTTCGAAAATCCCACATTTATTCTGAACTCTTCTTGATCATCATCTGCATATTTTAATAATCTCATGACCACATATCCCGGGAGATATCCAATTCTTTTCCGTAGATTAACGACATCCAAGTGCTTAGCCCATGTTATTAAATCTTTTGTATACGTTTCTATTGGAATCATCCCTTTCGATCTTCCTTTATAATTTCCATGATCGAGAATAAAGTACCAATGGTTTTAGATTCTTTTCTATATGAATCTCTATATTTCTTACTAATCTCCGGCTCATCACAATGGAACGTCCTGCATATACTCGGCCTAGTATTATATATCATACAACGATAATTTTTTGAGAACGGACACAACCAATAGATTACACCTTTTTTTAAATAGTCTTTAATTAGTTCTTGTCCTCGGTCAAGAAGCATCCTGCCACGCTTATCCTTTTTTAAAAACCTCTTGAGCTTTGCATACTCCTCATCTGTCAACATAGAACCCATAGAACAACACTCATTGCAACTTATACAATCTGGGTTATTCATTGATATTATTTGATCTTCTCTCATCTCTTCGATCATTGTCTTTACATCTGCTTGCTTTGGCATTCATTTATCACCTTCAATCATTTTTCTCACCAGTATCTAATTCATAAATCTCATTTTCATAATCATCGATCACATGATATTTTGATTTTATATTTTCAACTATTTTCTTTGTATATGCAATACCATCCGTCTTTCCATATAAGATAGTTGACTCTATTGCTTCTTTTATTACTTCCATTCCTAATTCAATACCAAAAAATTCAAACCATTCAGCTATTAACTTTCTCATATATGATTTTACTGGCAAAATAAACTCTGCTTGATGAAACATTCTAATAATTTCATTTATTGATATATCCAGTTCTGATAATTCTATTTCATCCTGTTTTATTCCAGTTATTTTATCATATAATATTTTTACGATTTTTCTTTCACCAACTTTTGTAAATTCCAAATAGCCAAGTTCATGCATTTTTATAATTGATCCATATGCTTTATTTTCTGTTATTTTCAATACATCACAAATGCTTTCAATTACTGGCTTGGTTAAGTTAGTGAATGCTGCCATGTAAATGCACATAGACTTCTGTACACAATCTAATTTTCTATTTAGGATTATACCTTTTACAATCTCTTCAATGTTCATCTTTTTACCCCCATCTTACAAATAGAATTTATCATACTTATCAGTTTTAGATTTATTTTCTTGTCCATTAATTTTGCCACAGGATTTTTTTCCAGATAGACGGTCATTAACTTCATTTTGCAAAACAGTTTTAAACCAACTTGATGGATGTGTTATTTCTTTGGGCCTAGATGCCAGTTTCCCCATAGCATAATTAAGATCAACTAATGTTGATCCCTGAACCTCTTTCATTATTTTAGAAAAATCTATCTCATCCAAAATGGAGATCTCTGCAGTAATCTCTGGATAAGTAATCTCTGTATTAGAAGGACTGACTATTTCGACACTCCCAAGGGGCTGACTATTTCGACACTCCCAAGGGGTTGTTGTTTTCGACACTCCCAAATCAAGACTGTTGTTTTCGACACTCCCAGTATCCATGCGTGTTTGATCATCTTTTTCAAGAAATTCCATAAATGATTCAACGAATTTTTCTATATCAATCCTATAATGAAATGATGTGTTTGAACTTCCTTTTATCTTTCTAACCTTACATTCTAATACACCTTTTCCTACTAGGAACTTTCTAGCTTTATCAAGTGCATATCTGGATAAACTTATCTCCTCTTTCCATTCTGGTATCGTTTTGTAGATCCAATCTGGATCACTCCCTTTATCAGACCAATATATTAATTGACTCAAAAATAACGCCGTGTCCTTACTTCCTGTGTAATCAATTAATTTTCTAGGAATTGTTAAAATATTCTCTTGTCCTGTCAAACTTTTCATAACTGCAAATATCTGTTTTTGATTAGAAGCCATTCTTATTTCTCTCCCTCAATCTAAAAAAGCTACCCGAGCACAAGCCAGATAGCAGAAGATCCATAAAATGTCATTGATACCTTGTACTAATACATGGTATAATGGGCATAATCATATAGAAACCTTCGCATCGTGGTTTGGTGCTAAGACTAGAAAACCTTCGAGAACTACCAATTCTCGGAGGTTTTTGCTTTATTCATTTATTTTTATTATTATACCATAAGCATAGGACGAGATGACACCTTTTAGAAAACTATATTTCCTTTGTTATCATACTCAAATCTATTACATCAATAATTTTAACTTTCGTAAGTGATCCCGGCAAGAATGCAGTAGTATCTTTTTTCCATATATCATTCACCGATGAATTCCACCATAATTTTTTACCACTTTTTACATACTCAGCTAATATTAAAAATCTCATAATTTCACCTTTCTCTCTAATTTTTTATTTTAATAGCTGCAAAAATCATCGTATTAGTTCCGGTATGTTTCCCTAATATTTTATAATTTTCATCTTCAAAATGGGTAGGTTCTTTGTATCCCTGTGCCATAGCAATTTCCATATCCTCAAATACATCCTCAATTTTCACTGTTAGGAATCTAGGAGTTTTAACGTAATCGCCTTTTTTCATTTTTAAGTTCCTTCCTTTCACGGATTATTTAAAACCTCGTCATGGTGTCCACAATTTCTAAATATTATATTTTTTTCATCATCGATACTAAATGTTATTCTGATATCCATATTTCCACTAATTTCATAAATTCCTCTGTGCCCTTTTACCTTTTTAAATCTTAGGCTATTTGGCAATGATTCAGAAAATAACTGCCTCATAGCCTTCTGTACGCAATCTCTGAGTTCACGATCTAATTTTATAAATGCTCTATCAAATCTTTTAAGAGTTTTAGAATTTTTAAACATTAGTTTCTTCCTTTAATTTATCAAGATGTTCCATGAGTTCATCTAAATTCATTGCTTTTGAAACTCTTCCCATTCTTATATCTTCATCTGCCTCTCGTTCACCATCTTGCCATTCTTTTGTCCAGAACCATGCCTGACTCTTATCAATAACTAAAACTGGTGTAATAATTATCTTTCCATCTTGAACAACAATTTCTAAATTATCACCTTTTTTTATTTCAAGTTCATCCACAACCTCCTTTGGCAATGTTATCTGGGATTTCTCCCTCAATGCTGTAATCATTTATTTAGCCTCCCATTCCTACATTCTTACTTTCTAACTTTATTATACTAGAAAATTTAATGGCTGTATATACTACTCTCGCCTTATCCCATCGCAATTATCGCCTTGAGCAACCATATCATTCGCTTCAACTCTAGAATCCAAATACCTACCAATACTAGTGTATTTTACACACATAAAACCCTTTGGGCCGACTGTAATATAACGACAACATTCATTACCTTGACCGATTTTGCAAATTTCCTTTACGTGTTTTTCTGGAATTTTCATTTTTAAATTCTTCCTTTCCCTTCATTCTACTCCTTTACATATTTATGCAAGATACTCAATAACTCGCAATATTCCCCGCCATGCAACTTATATAATCTGCTTTTCTTAACTTCTTCCCACTCACCAGATTCCATTGCATTCATGATCCTCTTGATGTCGAACCGATTGGTATAACTTTTATATCTACCAGATTTTATCTCATCTATCGCATGTTGTATATTCATTTCAAACTTCCTCCTTTTTATTTTTCTCTCCCTGACCTAAATCTATTTTACCACGAAAATGTATACTTTGTCCACACGTAAACAAAAGAAAAGACGGCCCATGCCGTCATTAATTTTTTCCATTTCTGACTTGTTCGATCGTATTTTTACCAGAAGAATATAAACCACTAGCAGATAAACCAGTTATTATCCCGATCAAGATCGCAGTTGGGATACAATCACGACCACTCGGAATAAAGAAATATGCTGCAAATATCCCAAAGAATATATTTGATAACGGAAAGAATTTCTTATCTAAACCCAATGCCTTAAATACCTCTGTAATGGACATAATAATTGGAGTAAAGAATATTATCAATTGCCAATCTGATGCATTTAAAATTAAATCCATTTACTGTCCCTCCCTTACGGACATAAGGTTGGTTCTACGACATCAAAAGTTCTACTCGATGTAAAAACGCTTCCTCCCGGAAATCCTAGACGAACCTCAAATTTATATACACCAGTACTTGCGAGATCACCAGATACTATCATATACGAAACTTGACCAGCAGTAGCATTGTAGATCGTCATCGAATGGCTTGTCTTTACATTATTACCATCAAGTATACAAAGTGATGGCGAAGTTGCCGTTGCTAAATTAACAACCGAGTCCGATGGATCGTTAATAGTAAAAATTAACAATGTTCCGATATCATTAACTTTTATGACAATCACCTCAACTTTGTTCAATGCTAACTTGATAATTAATAACATTAAAAATCTTAACTACAAAATTTATAGTAATGAATACAGTTGGAGTATTCGTTACATTTGGATCAGATACACTAAAAATAATTGTCGCTGGATCTGGATAAATCACATGCGAAAACATAATACCATTAGCAGAAAATGTCGCTGTATTAGGATCAGGATAAATAACTAGATTTGTCTTAACACCATTTGCCGAAAATGTAGCTATGGCTGCATTAGGGTATATGGTCATTGCTATTGTAGGGGGTGGGATAGATAAGGTTATAACACTAGGTGTCGCATATTGCGTTAATCTTATCGTTCCTGCTGAAACTGTAAAATTAGCAATGGCTGGAGTAGGTTTTTGTGTTAATACAATTCTTGAAGTTTCCGCACTGAAATTTGCAATAACTGGTGTTGGAAAAATAATATCTCCTACGAAGGCCGGAGATTGTGCCGAAAATGTAGCAACACTTGCTGTAGGCTGAACCGTTACTGTACCTAATACTATAGTAGGGTTTGGCACGGTAAATGTCGCTGTAACCGAATCAACTATTTGATGTTGACCATTGAATACATCTGCATTCGGGGCCGAAAAATTCGCCACTAAAGCAGTAGGCTCATAATTTAACGCTAGTCTTCTTGCAGTAGCAGTTCTTGTTCCATCATTTGTATTAGTCGTTGAATCAACTGCAGTCGTTCCACTTGATTCATTAAATTTCCAATAACCGATTAATCCACTTTCTGATCCAGTTAATTCTGTCCATTGATTTGTAGAAATTTCTGTTGCATCTCTTGCCGTATCCCACAATCTAATTTCATCAATAAATGCAGGAACGTTCGCTGTTGTTGGGTTTGCACTTCCAGAACCAAATGCTCCAAAATTTAGATCTTGAGCAGTATCGTTCTGAATTGCTCCAGTAGCAACTGTCTGAGTAACAAAAGATCCATCTAGGTAAATCAAGATATGAGCGCCATCATAGACCATTGCCACGGAATGAAGATCATGGGTATTCCAAGTGCTTACACTAGTAGTAACAGTTCTCCGTGTTGCGTCCGTTGCTTCTTTTAAAGAGAAAATAATAACTTGACTAGATCTTACAAAATTGACATTCCAACCCAAATCAGCACTACCAGTTAATCCTTTATTAACGACATAACCAGTAGTGAAAGGCATTCCTGAAACTATTGTATTAATCCTTATCCTGAACTCAATAGTCATAAATGTTGATGGTTCTAAAGTTACATCTCTTGGTATTTTTACATATGAACCACTACCCGAAAAATTATAACCTAAATAAGTTCCTTGAGGGGCTGGCAATATAATTCCTCCTTTCCTCAAAGATAAAAGCTGAGAAACCTGAGTTTTTAGCTCAGGTTAATAAATAGGTGGTATACATAAGTTAGGTAAGATCAATTATGCCAGCAGTACTCCAAGAAATAGTAAGATCTCCTGAATTTGTCACAATCGGAAATCCGCTATCAATATAACAAATCATCGTTGTTCCAGTATCGCTAGTAGTAGTCCCAGCTCCGCCCTCCCTAAGCAAAATAGCTGCTCCAGCAGTACCAGCATTAATGGATGTCCAAGTCACATCCGTGGCATCAAATACAGCTCTATTATTGGTATTATCTTGTGTCATAGTTTTTGATGCCAACGTTTTTCTACCTGTAGATCCGCCAATACCTCCAGCATATCCTCCCGTTGTGTTATTAAGTTCATAGGATGCTGCATCAGAAGTCGTGCCATCTGAAAATAGATTATCATCGGGATCTACCACATATCCAGTTGTTACTAAAGCAACTTTGATTGTGTTTGTGAGTAAACTTATTTTCTTAAATGCACCACTTGAAGAACCTACTGAAAACTTTTTAAAGGTATTAAAAACTGTATTTGCCATTTAATCACAACTCCTTTTTTATACATTAGTAACCGTTGGCACTGGGATACTAAATTGAACCACGTTTGCATTTGGGTGATATGAAAAAATAACTCTCGTTGCATTGACTATTTGACCATCAATATTTGTAGTCGGATTAGTTGCATTATTTGCAATTAGTCCACTATTTTCGTTAAATTTCCAATACCCAACCAAACCTGTAGATGTACTTGTATCAACTTCTCCTAACATATTTGCTTGAATTTGAGCAAGTGATCTAGCAACATTCCATATTCTAACTTCATCAATAAATCCTTTAAATCGATTATTAGCTGGAATACTCGATCCTGCTCCACCAGCACCGATATTAAGATAATTAGTGTGATCCTGCACAATTGCACCAACAAAAGCTGCCTGATCTACAAGAACTCCGTTGATATAAAGAATTAGATTTGCCCCATCATATACACCCGCTATATGATGGATTTCTTCCGTTGATAAACCAGCTACACTCGCAGTAACATTCCTTTGTGTTCCAGCAATATTACACCTCCAATCAACTCGATTTGTAATTTTTGCTAATGCTAACTGATAATTTAAAAATTTCATTCCCAAGACAGCAGTTACTCCTTGATCTGCCATATTAAATTTAGTTCTAACTTCAAATGTAATATTAACTGTCGGCTCAATTGTAACATCGGGAGGTATTTGAATATATGCATTAATTCCATTAAAATCATACCCATAATACGTTTTCTGTGAAATATTAAAAAGATAATTATTTCTTACATTAGCAGATAAATTTATAATACATGGTGTAGCATTAACAGTCTGGAAAATTATATCCGACTCATACCAATTGAAACAAATATCAAAATTTGTATCGGTTGCTCCTGCCGTAAATTCCAATAAATAACTAGTACTTTTTTTCAATATAAATTCCGGTACATCAAGACTGACTTTAATACCAGAAATCATAGAATATGATTCTAATAAATTTCCTGTTGTTGCAACTGTATAATCTGAAATTGTAAGACTTGAAATCTTATTTGACCTTCTAAAAACATTAAATGTATCATAAGCAACACCAGTTACCCCAGTTGAACCTTCATAAAACTTAAACATAGAACCCGATACAGTAGGTATTATGTTCCAATTGTTAATATGGATCAGACTTCCATCCAGTGTTTTTAACTCTATTGTCTTAGTGGTTGCTGCAGAAACAGTAATACTAGTTTTGAATTCAAATGTTCCTCCACGAAAAATATAATTGAGATCATATGGAGTTGTCCTAAATTCCTTAATTATAATCTTGTCAGGAGTTAACAATTTAATGATCCACCTCCCTCCGACTAAAATATAAAGAAATAATATTTAATTGGTAGCTTCATACCAAACAAAACTATTTGATACTGTAGTTGCCGCGACACTATTCACGAATCTAAAAAGATACTTTGAATTTTTAGGCAATATCATTTCAGGCGCAATTTGATTTGATTTTGAATTAGCAACAAGTGATATTCTATAAATAGCAACACCAGAACTTCCAGATGTAGTTGGATTAGAAAAAAACCCAGTTTGGGATGTTGTATTTACCACCCTGTTAACATTATAAGGGATTGTACTCAGCGTTGATCCATCCACATCAATTCCATTTTCAACTAATTCAAAAACACAACCACTACTATTCGTAAATATTGAGTGACCAATAATATGCATATCCCTATCTGTTGGAGTAACAATTTCATAATTTAATGTCCCAACAATAAGTGCCGTATCTATTACATATTTAAATAGATTACCAGATACTACAAATTGTAAATCATATGGATGTTGGCCATCCCTCATAGAAAACGTTTGCACTCATGATGACCTCCCATTAATTACCAGATTCATACCATACAAAATTAAAATCTATAGGTATATTAGTAGAACCAGTATTTGTAATCCGAATGTTATAATATGAATCCGTTTGTAATATTATCTCTGGTGATATTTGTTCCCATATCGTCCCAGATACTAAATTATTGCTTTCAATAACCGTACCACCAGTAGAAGTAACATTAGATGCAATTACCGTTTTTGATGTTGTGCCACTTCTCCTGTCAACATTATAAGCCAATTGATTAACGGTTCCAGTTGATGATATTACTGGATTTTCTACCAATTTAACATTCATTCCAGTACTTGATGTAAGAATAGATCTAGCAACAATATGAGTTATTTCCCCAGTACTCGTCTTAATTTGTAAATTAGTAATACCAGTAATAAACCCAGAATTATATTGCCATTGAAACATTTTTCCAGCAAATGCGAATTGAAGATCATATGGTGTATCCCGAAATGGAGTGAGTTCAAACATTTTTTATCATCTCCTCTAACTCTTCATCTCCATTACCTTAATTAATGCTGTCCCAGTAAAGGAAATAGCCCAAAGTTTTTGATTTTGATTTTGATCTAACTTTACAGTTGCCGAAACACCTGAATTAACTAGAATTCCATCTGTTGGCGATAATGTAGACGTGCCTTTGATATAAAAGAGAATGGAAGAATCATTTGTTACAAATAATGTATGCCTCCCATTAAGCCCAGTTGTACCAACTTTAAGTTCAGTAACACCCGCCGAACTAACACTAACTGTTCCAACTTTAGTGCCAGAACCCCAAGCTGATCCAATTACTTCAGCAATATTTACAGTTAAGCCAGTAGTTGCAGCTAATACACCACTATTTCGGTGATTCGCTGGTGCTGGAGGAATAAATGGCATTAAAAAAACCTCCTTTTGATCTAATATCCTAGAACTTATCCAACCATCGGCATCCAATGCCGATAGCACTTGCTCCCGATGAAAATGCTGTAAACGAAAGTGTTTCACCCGGTAAGGACAACATGATATAGTCAGACATATCAATACTTTGACTACCAGTCTTTCCTAATTTAATTGGAAATGTCAAAGTTCCACCACTTACACTGGTGGCTGCAATATCATAGCTCACGACACTATTATTGGCATCAATCGAGTGATAACTTGTTCCATTTATTGTTGCATTTTTTAAAATTTGAATATCAACATTTTTTGTTCCATCTGCTGAAACTGATATGAATATTGGCTGAAATGGTATCCTGTTTGTCAATCCTCCAAATACAGTAGAATTTTTCAAGGTAAATATGCTTGTGCGAAGGTTTGCGGATATAGCCTTGGTATTAGTGAATGCAAATCCACGGTTGGAAATCAGAGGTGAAGCATTCCCTGTTATCGTACCAGCGCTCCAACTAGATGTCATCATGATAACATTTGTTGCCCCTGCAGTTTTCTCAACCCTACAAGTAACTGGTAGAACTGGGTTAGAGATAGATGTATTTGTTGTGCTACCGGGATATTCTACTACATGAAAAGGTGTCCATACACCATCTGATCTTAAAATCTCATACACTATTATTGCAGCTCCCAAGTATCCATAAGATATCTTGAATACATTATTTTTCGAGAAATCTGCAGTAATACCACTCATTCCAGTGCCATCTAATTTATCCCTATTGAAACTAGACTGGGTAACAATTGTGTCTACCCCTTCTTTTCTAGTCGCTATGCAGAAATTAATGCCAGTAAATCCTAGATATATCCCATTTTGGTCATCAAATAGGCCGATCTGTTGGTTTGAATCAGCTATTCCTAATACTCCTCCAGCTTGAGTTGTGAATTCACATGTGAAGAATGAATAACCTTCCCTTCCAGATCTATATCTTACCGACTGTATGGATTGTAATTGAGCAGTTCCAGCAGCAGCAAGACCACTAGCTATTTTTGCTTGCGGTACGACACTTGTTACCGCACCTCCTCCAGTTACAGCGTTAATTGTGTCATACGAAGAAACTCCAACTTGAAATGAAATAGTAACTTCATCTAATTTTGATCCAATTATAGTATCTCCGAATACTGAATATTGGGGGCCTTTCTTGGATGCGTCTCGTAATAATTGTCCACTATAGATAGCTTCTGAAGCATTCCTATGGTTTTGTGGAGGAATAAAAGCTGCCATCTTAAATAATCACCTCGACATTTCAACTATCCGCGATATGCATAATTTATTAACTTAGGTAAATCTAGTTTTTAATAATCTGCAATTTTTCAATTCCGTACTACCAATTTGATAAAATTCATTATTTAATTGGTAATCAAAATCAAATACACCTTCGAATTGTCCCCAATAATTTTCAGCATCTACAAGTGTGGGGAAATCCATACTAGAATAAATCTTCCACTTGACAGGCATTTTACTTATATCTGTAGTTGGGCTTGATGCAGTACAATACGGACAGTTTCCACACATATAACAACTTTCTTCCCTAAAAACAGAATAATCTCCAATCTGTAACTGAGCAACAATTTCATTCATTTCTGAGGTAGAATTAAAATGTTTTTGAGAAGCGATAAACCAACTTCCCATTTTTATCACTCCCTTTAATAGCTCACGAATCAGCTATCAAAATTAATGGTAGGCTACTGATAACTACATGATTTTTCTCGGGTTCACTCAAATAACGATCAACCTCATATATTCGTGCCGAAGATCTCAAAACTGGTTCGAATAGAGTATCAATTACTTTTACCGTATCGCCAAGCCTGACTTTCTGGTGTGCACTACCAGAAATAATTTCCAAGTCAGCAATTTCAATTTCATATGTCGTCCTCGGAAAATTATTTTCCTGAATATAATCCCATGTTTGTTCTAATAAAGTTGTCGGGTTAGATGTTGTTGATGAGAATGAATTCTCGACTGGTAATATATTAGTAGATCCCCTATATCTTCCATATTGACATGTTGCACTAACATCTTCAACATAAATTTGTCCTGTTGATTTAGTAGCTGGATCTCCTAATGCTGTTGACCATGAAACAGTTGAAAATGTTATATTTGTTGTCCCACCATACCCAAATGCCTTTGTGACCAATCTAGAATTATCGATCATTCTCTTAATACTTTTTATATCACGACTATACTCAAACCGTCTTCCCCGGTCTTCTCCACGTTGATCCACGATGTCAATATACTGAGCTGTAATATCTGATCCCACAAATTCAACTCTAAATTTCCATTCCCCACCACATGTTATTACGATTCTTCTTAACGCTTCCATAACCGTCACTCTGAAAAATCTAAATGTGTGAGTCCCTGTAGGTTCAACAGCTCCAACAATCCATTTTGTTCCTGAAAGGATAGAATTTAAAGCTGATCCACATGTCACATTTGTCAAGATTAATTCATCTATCCAATCATCAACCAACTCGAAGACCTTATGCTGGCACACAACATCTTTATATAAATTACCTAGATGGCTTTCCTCAATCCTTAAAATTTCGAATAATTGAATTTGTGCAGGATCATCAAAATCCCTGAAAAATACAAGATTACCTTCTATGACTTGTTCTGCATCTTCATGATTTGCAGGAACACTAAATGTTAATTTGTTTTCTTGATTAATTTGTTCCATATGGATTGGATTATAAAAAGGGCAAGCAGCACTGGCATTACTCAATACTACTTGCAATCTTCTATTTGAATTTAATATATATAATTGTTTAACTGGTGCAAGCCCCTTTGATTCCGCAGTATTATCCTGCAAAAATCTTAAATTGTCAGGGCCAAAATTAAGATCCGTTGCTGTCGTTATCCCAGTTACTACACCAGTATCCGAATATTGCCATACTCTCCATTGTGTCCATCCTCCGGCATCCGGCGGGGCACTAGATCCGACATGTAATCTTAACCAATAAGCTGCCCATAACGGCATATCTGATATAGGCCCAGCAGATGTTGGGTAATTGAAATTGTTCCATGGGTTTTGCATATAATCTACACCAACATAGGCCATAACCGTTCTACCAGTAACTTGTTCAACTCTATTCCTAAATGTTTGAACATAATTTAATAGATTCCTAGTCTCTACAGGATCATTTGCAGTTGTTGGCGTGCTTGGAAATTCAACATCCACAACAGGATATATATCCCCAAATTCCCCTCCACCTAATCCAACTTGCATTTTAGCTATAAAATTATTAGCTTCGACCACTGCCCTACTAGAAGAATACGTTGGATCATTTGGTCTAAGAAAATGATATGCTCCAACCAGAATATTATTGGCCCTTGCTCCGGCAGCATTAATCGAAAATTTAGTATCAGAATTACTAGTTCCCATGCTGCATCTTAGGTAAGCAAATTTTATATTCCTCGGATCAGTTGCAACCGTTCCCCAACTGATCGTGCTATTAAAACACGAGCAATCGATCCCGATAGTATTAGAATCTTTTTTTAACTGCATTACAACCACCTCGGCGTATAATTGACCGTTATATCTGTACTGGTCGTTGGTGCAAAGGTATAAAAATGATCCCCGGTTAAAACGGGGAATTCACTTGCCAACGTTACTTGGTCATTTATAACTGCACTATTATATGTTACTTTTCTAGTATCAGAATTAATAACTACTTGATCTCCTGAAACAAATGACCCAGTAACTTGTAATGCCTGAACTTCTGTAGATCCAGCTTTAAATTGGGTGATTATTGGATCTGTCGTTGCTGAAATGAAAGTAAGTGTTATTGTCGGATCTGCTGGAGCTGTACCTAAATTTGTAACCAACGTCCCAGCTAAAGTTTCAGCAAATGAATATTTAACTGATGCTTTTGGATCTTTAATCAACGGTCTTCTAAACTGCCATGAATCAGTGATATCCGATGATGTCCGAATTATAATTGACATTCTAAAACTATCATAGGTACAATTTGACCAATAACTTCCCCCTCTTAAACTTCCTAAGAATGCTGTACTAAATGCCGTCATAGTTGGTGGATTGATCGTTGCACTAGCTATCGTTTTAAATTCTTCATTTGTAATCAAATCCGCAAGTGTGATGATCATTTGCCCATTGGTTGATCCATCTAGATACCATCGACAGGCTAGATAATATTCCCTGCCAACAACTAGATCTGTTGTCAAGCTAACCGTAATTGTCTTTGATTGAGTTTGTGACGAATTAACAATATTAAATTGGATATCATCTTCGCCAGATCCAATTGATGCGCCATGTAAAATGCATATCCTATCCTTAGTAGATCCAGCAGTAAATGCTCCCCAATCAAACATGCCTCCAAAATCCCCGGCCCGGCCAGTCTTTTTAAAAAAGAAATCCAATGTTCCTTGCTGACCAAACAATCTTGTATTAGTTGCGATCTTAAGTAACTCATCTCCCCTAGATGCTCCCCCAAGATGCCAACTTGTAGCATATGCTTTTTGTTCAACTTGGAAAGCATCGGCATAAACTTGTGCAAAATTCTGAACAGATGTTAATATTTTTGGAACTAATCTCCCGGTCGTTCCCGATGAAGTAATTGTCAATGAATATCTAACAAATTCATCAAATGATAAGGTTATTTCTGCTGAATCAGTGTCAGTTATAAAAACACCAACCCCGGTCTGTTCTTCGATATTTAACTTGACCTTACCACTTCCGATTAGATAAACACTATAGGTATAGGTCGTCGTCGCTGCTGCTGCCACAAAAGTAAGCGAAACTCCTTCCTCTACAGTTTGCCCTTGGGTAACAATAACAAGACCAGCCTTACCAACATGAGCATAAGTGAATTCCTGTCCGATCGTCGCTCCGGTTGTTGCCGTAAACCCTACTGTATTTGTTTCAACACTACTTTGATTTGCCGTAAGCATATTTGTAGTGCCCTCTTCAATTTGAATAGCTGTCCCGAAAACGCCAGATTCATACCTCGGAATATTAGGCCCAACCAAAGTCCCATCTGATTCATAAGCACCTGAACTTCTAGAAAAAATTGCATTCTGAGCTGCATTTATATTTTGAATTACTGGTAAAGTTGAATACGAGAACCCATCCGGCACAAGAAAAATAAGAGTTGTCTTACCCCAAGCTTTAAGTTGGGGTAAATCCGTGTCATTCGATAAAACAGCATAATATGTCCTATCCAATTCATCATCGAATACTAATGATTGAACACCATTTCTGGGATCTAAATAAATACTGATATTTTCAACCCTTGACCTAAGAGCCTCTTTTGAGGTTTCAATTAAAGTAATATCAACTTCAATAATTCTTTGCTTAAAATCAGTCTTGAAAAAATAAATTCCATCTCTATCTGGTACATCAATAGTTCTAGGATTAATAGGAGGGAGAACACTTCGCCGAACATCATTGACGGTTATTCCCTTAAATTCAGATCGAACACCACCATATATAAATGAACATATCGACATTTAACGTGTCCCCCTCCCTCTAGTCCTATCTTTTTGTAATCTATACAATTGTTGGGCTACCTTTAAAACATCTGCCTCTTCTCTTACCACTAATTGAGCCACACTGACTTGAACCCCACCCCAATTTCCTTGTCCTCCCCCTTCTGAATATGATGTTGGAGCAGTAGTTGTCGTTGGTACTGCCATTGTTGTTGCTGTCATAGGTGACGTAACACCCATTCCTAACCCCCCGGGAGTTCCCGCAGCCATTAAACCAGTTTGGGGTTGAAATGCATCCATTATTTTTCTTCCCGTTGCAGCATATCCCGGAGTTAAACTTTTGATATCTTGTAATGTAGCAAATGCTTGATTACCCATATTTATAAATTCATATTCCATTTTAGTTTTCGGAGATCCCCTTAGGCCAGATTTAAATCCTTCCCAAAAATTACTAGCTATATTTCTTGCTTTAGTATAAAGAATTCCCGGTAAGCCATTAACATAATCGATAACTCTTTGAAATTCTACCCTAAAATTTGGAAGTAAACCAGATAACCAAGTTGATATTTGTCCGGGAATTTGACTAATCGCCCTGCCTACATTACTTACAATAATTCCGAACCATGCTACTGTATTATTACTGACATCACGCCATTTGTTAGATATTGTTTGCCATATACTTTGTAATCCTCCCACTATCCTTCCGGGGATTGATTCAATGTAATTTACTACTTGACCTACAATTATGTCCCACCATGCCACTGTATTAGTACGAACATCACGCCATTTATCAGAGATGGTTTGCCAAGTTTTTTGAAGTCCTCCTGTTATTCTTCCGGGGAGTGATTCAATGTAATTTACTATTTGACTTACAATTATGTCCCACCATGCCACTGTATTAGTACGAACATCACGCCATTTATCAGAGATGGTTTGCCAAGTTTTTTGAAGTGCAATATCAATTTTATCCGGCAAATCTATAAAATATTTAACAACTTTTCCAACTGTTTCTCCAGCCATGAATGCCCAATTAGCCATATCTTCATCGGAAGTATTTAAAAAAGATTCAATACTTGAACCTACATCCGGCATAGTCTTAGCAAAATCTTCATCTGTTTTCCTTAACCAATTCTCAAAAGTTGTTCCCCATGATGTTGTTTTCTCTAAAATAACTTTATCTGAAGCAATAAGGCTATCCTCAATAAATTTACCAATCTTAGGCATAATTTCCGATATTTTAGTATCAATAGATATTAACCAATTTTCAAAAGACTTTCTAAATGAATTAGTATTATCTAAAATAACTTTATCCGAAGCAGTAAGAGCATCACTTATTGATGTTTGTACATCTTTGAAATCTTGGCTAGTTTTATCCTTGATATTTTTTAACCATGCATCCCAACTAGCAAATGAATTATTATTAAACGTATTCATGTCTTCATCTGCTCCGCCTAGTATGCTTTCAAGGCTTTTCTTCATATCTTCCCAATCTTTGGTGATCTTAGAAGTAACCTCTGTAGTTTTCTTTTTAACGTCTTCAAAACTAATTCCCAACATTCCCGCTATCGCAATTACAGCTGCAATTGCCGCTGGGACTGCTAAGAAACCCAAAGTGAGTCCACCAACCGTAACTCCCAATAATGCAGCAACTGGTGTTAATATTCCAATAGCAGCCGAAACTCCGGCAAATAAAAGCAACAACGGCCCGATAGCCGCAGTCAATCCAAGGAAAACTAAAATACCATTTTGAATATTAGGATCTAATTTTATAAACCAATCAGTAACACCTTTAACTGCTTTCCCTAATCCCTCTAATATTGGAATCAATTTTTGACCAATTATTATCCCAGCAGTTTCTAGAGAACCTTTCAATTCTTCAATTGATCCCCTAAAACTATCCATTCTTTCTTTAGCAACTTGTTCCGCACTAACGTTTCCAATTTGTTCCTTTAATTTATTAACACCTTCTGCTCCTTCTTTGTAGAGAATATTAGCCGCCCTAATAGCATCTGACCCGAATAGAGTTTCTAAAGTCGCTAATCTCTGTGCATCAGTCATTCCAGAAAGCGAGCTTTTTAAAAGACCAGATATTTCTGCCAAACTCTTAACTTTACCTTCTTGATCAAAAAACGCACTCGTTCCTTTTGCTGTTGTTAATCCTAATTCCTTGAACAATGCAATTTGTTCTTTTGTTCTTGGCTGCAGATTAAGAAACATCGTCTTAAGAGAAGTTCCAGCATCACTACCCTTTAATCCATTATTAGCAAAAAGTGCCAATGCTGCAGAAGTATCTGCAAATGAAAATCCAACCCCCGAAGCAACAGCCGATACTTGCGATAATCCCAATTGGAGAGAACTAACTGATGCTGCCGATGCATTTGCTGAACCAGCCAATATATCTGCTGCATCAGATACACTTAGCCCATCTTTTCGAAAGGCATTAAGAGCTGTTGATGCAACAATTGCCGCTTCGCTCAATTCAATCCCGCCCGCAGCAGCTAGATCTAATGCACCCTTTAAACCTCCACCCATAACTTCTTCAACGCTTAATCCAGCCTTTAATAATTCGAGCATTCCATCTGACGCTTCACTTGCCGAGAACGTTGTACTTGCTCCCATTTCTAATGCTAATTTTGATAGCGATTTCATCTGATCTCCTGTTGCTCCTGTTATCGCTCTAATATTAGCCATAGATTGGTCAAATTCTGCTGCAGCATCAACAGATGCTTTTCCCATTGCAAGAATAGGTAATGTTAATCCTAATGTTAAATTTCTACCCGCAGAAGTCATGAATCCTTGTAATCTCTGCACCGTTGATGTTGCATTATTCATGTTATTTTGGAAAGCAGTGATATTTGCGCTTAGAATTACTTGAATATCAGCAATGGTGAGTGCCATAATTTTCACCAACTTCCTTTATCTAAGATTAAAAATTAAAAAAATAAACTCTCGGTCAATAACGACTAAGAGTTTATTTCCTTTTAGATTTCGCTTTCGCTTCCTCAGCCTTCCTCATCTTCTCTTGGTAAGAATAGAAAGCCATCCATTCATAGAATTCTTTTGTTCCCATTTGTTTTATTTCACTTACAGTCTTACATAAATCTTTTGCTAATATAAATTGGAATCTGAAATCTACATCAAGGGCGAAATTTCTTCTCCGTTTCTTTTATGGCTGTTTCATTTAGTCCAGATATTGCCATAATTTCTTTTAAAACTGTATCAATTGCCACGGCAGACTTTTCACGCAAAGAAAAATAATCCTGCTCCGAGAATATAGGATCAATAACCCCATGAATAAACATTAATAATTCCAATTTATCAACATCCACGACATCTGCCATCGTTGCCTCTTTCCTAATCTGTTGCTGTGTTCCTTTACTGAATTCTCGGATCATGACACTTCCGCCCCATTGTGAAACTTCAATTTCTTTTTCCTGCAAATTAGAAGATGCCAAGATTTCTTGTGCCGATAATCTTTTATTAGTCATCCTAAATATCCCCCCACCAATTTTTTAAAAATATTTTATGCTACCGTTGACCTAGTCACTACCCCTGTTACTTGAAATTCAGCCGTGAATGTGGCTGCAGCATCGATCGCAGTCGGTACTTCATAACTTGTCTCAAAGCAATTTCCAGTATATTTTGCATACTTACCAGCGACTGGCGCAGTAGTACCCGGATAATATACAAATGCTGCAGACGTTCCAAGTATTCCACTCAAATACTTATCTGGCGTTGTTGCCCATATTCCCTCAATAGATATAGTCGCATCTCTAAGCCCAGCAACATATTCTTTTGCCGAACTACAGAAAACCGAAGTTTCAACCGTGTCATTTGTACGAGGAAATGAAACGCTCGTAATCCAACAATTCAACAATCTGGGAGTTCCGCCAGTATCAGTAATTGAAAATCCCGCGTTTTTACCATGAACAGCCAATTAAAACAACTCCTTCCAATTTATCTTCTCTTCATACCTACATTGAATGTGGCTGATCCAGCCGTCGATGATAATGTCCATTGTGATCTAGTAAATCTCTTTACAGTCCCACTTGAGGAAATAACCCTTTGGGCACTTTTTCCAGTTGTTGCTACAAATGATATAAGAGTTGCCCATGCTGTCCCGGCAGAAGAATCCTCGATGGTAACTGTTATATTTCCAGTAGAAACACTGGTAACTTGCAAATATCCTGTTGCACCTTTAGTACTTGATGCCGTTGCATCGATCGAAGTTTCACTTCCTGTTGTACTCTCTGCAATAAGATCATGATGTGATAGAATTCTATCTGCCCCTAATATTGCTTGACCTTCAACAGTAATAGAAACAACCCCATCGATAGGACTCATTATTTCATATGAATTTTCAATTGATTTAACCCCATATCCAGCATTACTAAGGGCTGGCCCACCCGGATAATATGACCAGATAACCGTAGATCCTAAAACTTGATCAAAGACATAATCTGATTCAAATGTACTCCCTGCAAAAAATCCTTCTGCAGATACAGTAGCATCTCTCAATCCAACAACATAAGTTTTATCGCTAGAACTAAATACACTTGTCTCTGCTGTATCTGCCGTTTGCGCTACTCCAAAACTATTCAAATAACCACTTAGATCGAAACCATTAATATATGTCCTTGCATGTTTACCATGAGTTCCTGACAAGTTCCTCCCTCCTTTCTATGTCGATAAGGTTTTCATAACATCAAAATTACAGGCCACTAGATGTCTTTCATTTTCATCCACACCTAACCTGAATGGGGATTGTGTTGCCCAAATTCTCAAATAAAAACTCCCAGCATCAGAACTAGAAGTCTTTAATGTTTCATTAGTTACGCTTATGAGTGATCGGTATGCATTTTCTGCTGTCCTTCTAGCAATTTCATAATCCGTCGATCTTGACACAATTTGAATCGAAGGATTTTCCCATGCCACTTCGCATGTTGATCCAAATGTATCTTGTGGCCTGAAACCTCCTGTTTCATAAACGATTAAAAGAGTATTTGGTGCATTAGGCGAATAAGACTTAAATATATTTGTCCCGATCGTCCCTACTGAATCGTCTTGAAGGTGTTTTGCTACTTCATCTAATATCAATTAACAATACACCTCCTATCTAGAAATCGAAACGAGATATCCTCGAACCGCATTTCTAATTGCCGGAGCTATCTTTGATGTTCTTTCCTGAACTGCACTTTGATAATATTTCGCTCTCCCTACTCTATGAAATGCTGCAAGATTTTCATGAACAACTACTGCATATGGTGCTGCAGTTCCACCAAAAGCACCAATACTTTGTATAGATCTTGCTACGATTCTAGGTGGAACAACATGACCAGATGCTCTTAATGCTCCTGTATCAACTGGTGTTCTTTCTTTCGCTAACGTCATAATCTCTTCATGCTGTTCGTTTAATGCCGCCGCAATGATTGGTAGAAGATCCACACCCATCCGGCTCAATGCTCTTATTGTTTCGGTAACTCCAATAACAACAACATCCATTAAACCCTCCCCGATCTATTACCAAATTTCAATTGAACATGATGATATGCCCCATCTTCGTCAGGATAAGCGCTCATAGCTTGCAATATGGGCTTAGATCCATCTGGAAAAGTAAATAAATCTTGCGAATCAAAAGATTCGGTTGATGCTACATAAACAATTGATTCAATTAATTTTTCTGCTCCATCATCACCTGTTATTGTGTCATGAACTCTAACTATCCGACATGCATAACTAGAAGATGCTGTTGAATGAGTTGGTGATCCATACGCTGTATATCCTGTTAATTGATTTCGGATGATTGTATCTCGCATAAAGTCAAGGAATTCAACTTCAAAACTCATGCTTATCTCTCCCTTAACTAGATGAACCTGTTTGAGTACCCGGGAAATCGTTCATGTGACGGTAGAAATCTGGTGTAACACGATCACTATTTTGTTCCTGACTTCTCTTATCTGCTACAGAAATTCCACCCGCATACACTTGTGGTCTTCCTCTATACAATTTTGATAAAATCCATAATCTTGATGCTTGATCACTAAATGCTTTTCCCTTTTCAACTAAATTAATTTTTAGATCTCCAACTGCCTTTTCTGATGCATCTCTTGCAAATTTACTAGCAAGTGTTTCACATGCCATAGCTGCCGATGCTAAAGGATTCGGGAAAATCGTAAGCAAATAATAAATTTCTTCATCACTTAACAATTGGTCACTTGAATTTGTATCCCTTACGAGGAATCTGACCTCATCCTTGAGGTTATCAGCCGGATAGCCTTGGTAACTCCATGTAATGTGAAACACCTCCCCAAACCAAGGAAAACGGCTATTTAGCCGTCTTCCTCTTTGACTCAATTTTTTGTTCTACTTCTGGAATTTCTATGATCCCAAACAGCTTTTCTTTCTTGGATTTAACATCTTCCAATGACCCCCGATAAATAATTCTGCCAAGAACTAAAGCGACTTTTCTTTGCTCATGAACTTCTTCGAAATCAGCCGATGTATAAATTTCCCCGGCTTTCAAAACAAGATCGTTAAATCTATATCCATTTCTTAATACTAGATAATATAAATCACTCATAGGTGATCACCCCTTTGGTTTGGAAAATTCATCTAATTTGACCGGATTTCCAAGTCTCATAATATATTCCACATCATGCAATGCTCCCAATAAATTCTGTTCTGCTTGTAACTGGTGGTTCGATTGTTCTTGGAATGAAATCCTTTGTCTTCTTGTACCCTCAACTCTTTCTATGAGTTCAATTCGCCGGGCCTCTAGCTTTTGCATGTATGCTGTCGCATCATCATAGCCATATAAATAAGGAGTCAATAATAAATCTGAAACTGGTGGTTTATAAATCTTGATTCCTTTTCCTCTTGCCCAGCCTAAAAAGAATTCACAACTTGGTCTTTGATGCTGAAATTCTTGATCTTGTGCCATATTAACCCCATAGACTTGAATATCTTTATATCCCATCTTGATCGCAAGAGCTATCATCCAAGAAATAGTATTTGTGAAATAAACTCTAGTTCTAACATCAGGTTGATCAAGTGCCATATCATCCCCGAAAATATCAAATTCCTCAAGCACTTCCTTTAATGGATATTCAATAGAATTCGGTATATTTGGATGCTTGCGCCACATTACTATTGGGCATTTTAAATATGATAAATTCCTAACTTGTTGTGTGTCTCTGATCGTAGGTGGTTCATACCCATGAAGTTGAAACCATGCAGTAGCTCGGATAGCAATTTTCGGTTTATCCATATACAATTCATTAAGCGCCCAGATATCAATATTATTAGCATCTAATGGGGCATATTTTAAACTATCTGGCGCAAATCCCAGAATCATAACACTATCTGAATATCTTTTGAATTCCAATATTTCTTCTTTAATAGCTACATATTTTGACACATCACATGGTGGTTCTACTGCCACATTAGAAATTTCTACCGTCTCGATATTTTCTTTAACTTGGTTTTCACTCATAAATTAATTGGGCATCTCCCCCCTAAGGATTGCCCTGTCCCTCCCTTTATTATCTTTTTAAACTAACCAGAATACCAAACCACGGATTAAGATGACCCGAATGCTGCAAATTGACTGTTATAAACTAACCATGTAGTCGTCGATGCACTTACCATCGAAACTGCTTCTCTTGCAGTATTGAATGTGATTTTTCTGCCTGTTGATCCTTGGGATGAAGAGAAAACTGTCTTTGTCGATGCTGGCACTATAAAAGTTCTTGCAGTAGTACCAACTTGACTGAGTACAAAGATTGTTTTAACAAATCCGGCTGCTGTCGGATCTGCTAAAGTCCATGTTACTTGGGTTGTATTTGCTTGGGCCAATGACGTAAAACCCTTATTTGTTATAGCAGTCCCAACTGTAGTCGTTGTTTTAGCAAGATAAGAATCAATAAATCCTCCACCTTGTACAAAACCAGTAGCTACGAAATTAGAACTTGCTGTCACATGAGCACCCGAAAGATTACTAGATGCACTCACTGACTGACCAGAAATATCACTAGTTGCTGTCAATTTAATGACTGTAGCCGTACCATCTGAATCAATCGTTGCCACCGTGCTATTCGCTGAGTCCTTAATAAAGAATTTTTTAACACCTAAGGCATCACCTAAAGTGATCTTTACATTCCCACCAGTAGGGATCATTTTTATATCTGATGTTCCAGATACTACAAAATCATCCGTGTTAATTGTCAAGTTCACACTAGAAAGATTACTTGTCGCACTTACCGATTGACCAGAAATGTCACTACTTGCTGTTAGCTTAATGACTGTAGCTGTACCATCAGAATCAATCGTTGCCACCGTACTATTAGCTGAATCTTTGATGAAGAATTTTCTCGCCCCGGCTGCATCCCCTAATGTAATCTTCACATCTCCACCAGTTGGTTTCATGGTTATATCAGACGTTGCAGTAACGACAAAATCATCCGTATTAACAGCAAAGCTTCCAGTTACATCAAAATCACTTGTGGCAGCAAGACCAGTAAAACTTGCAACTCCAAGAGAATTAATACTAGCAACTTCGACTGTTGAAGCATTTAATATGCTTACTTTTGTAACCCCAGCCGTGGAACGCAATTGCAAATTAATATCTCCATCTGAAAACAAATAGCTATCAGTTGATGGAAGATTTCTGAGCATATTCGAATAGATTGGTCTTTTAATATACTCATTACCCACGTTATATTTCTCCTCCTTTCCTCAATATTAGTAAATAAATTTTATTACGTCGTACCAAATGTGCTTGATAAATTCGAAACGACTTGGTACTTTGTCGCTGATACAGCAATTAATTGAACAACCTCACCCGGCGCACTAAATGCTATAACTCTTCCTGTGCTGGATGACGTTGATCCATAGAAAATCGTCGTGGTATTCGGAATCACTTTATAGATCGAAGACGAACCAGATTGCACTAATGCGATAATAGTCTTGTCTGCTCCAGGAAAGAGTGGTGGATCAATATTAAATGTTAATGTCCCCGGTTTAGTAGATGACAAAGTAGTAACACCATATCCAAGAATAGTTGTCGCTGTGCTTGTTATCGCCTGAATTCTATATCTCTCATCGAATGTTTTCATAGCCGGACGTTGTTCTTTTTCAAACCCCATCTTCGGATTTCACCTCCCTTAGAAATAAACATGGAAACAAAAATGACCCTAACTTATTATGGTTCGGGTCATTTCCATTTCTCTTAATATATGCTTAAGCTATAGCTGCCGAGAAGAAAACACCGAGATCCGCTCCAATAACTTTCATAGACCATGCAGATTCACCCTCAATACGATTAGCTGCATTTACTTCTACACGGAAATTCTTGATTCTTACGCCTTCCGCTCCTGCTCCGAATAGACCCTGCCAAGTAAACAAATATCCAGCCGAAGGTTGATAAAGGCCCGGCGCTGGTGCTGAATACCCAAGGAAAGCATTCTTCCCATAGACAAACGCATAACTTGCTGTAGCATTTTCATTAGCTGTATTCTGCACAGCTCTTGGTACAAGCACACGCTCAACATCAAATAAAACTGCCAAGATATCTTCCGTGATAACTCCTTTTTGGGTATATTTAACACGGTCAAGAATATCTGGGTGATTCTTTAATGTGGTGTAAACTTCTGGCCCAAGAACTAAACAATTAGGTCTATATCCAGTTTTCCTAGAAATACTATCAGCTTGATTAGTGATATCCTCGATAGGAGTACTAACAATATTATCCCATTGGGTAAAATCTACAGTACCGACTAAATCCGTACCCGTGGTAGATCCAGTCCATAAACCAGTTGTGAAGAAATGACTGACCCATTCAACCTCTCGTTTAAGAAGGAGTTGCTGGGTTACATAAACTGTGTGGGATCTTTCAAGTTGAAGAGGCTGATCGGCATTAGCACGAGTCTGATCATCAAGATCCGCATGGTATCCTAATACATCGCAGTTATAATTGTCCGTACTCAATCTATAACCACCACCCGCAGTTTCAGCACCCGGCGCTCTTACCTGAGCCTCATTTCTGAAAAAATCAGCCTGTGAAAAAATAAAATACCTATCACTCTTATTGGTAACAGGTACGATCGGGAATACCTTATTTGCGACAAAATTTCGCTCTGTGTCCTGAATATACGCAATTGAAATGTTAGTTAATGCTCTGTCAACATGAACGTCACTAAGCGTTGGGTTCGGCAAAGCGCTCACTCCTTTTTTAGTTATTTACTTTGAATTACTTCCAATTACTCATATTTGCTACCAAATACAATAATTGATGTTCATGTGGGAAAATAGAAAAATCCCCCTAAAAATTGACATGCAAAAAGCACGGTCTTTACTGGGGGGGATTCAGTAATTTTAAGGCTCACACCCTAGACCGTGCTAAATCTTTAAATTTTAAAGCGACATAAAAAATTAGGTTGTTATTCCAAGCGAAGCAAAACTTACAGTAATAATATCCGATGAAGATGCTGCAGTTTCTAATACTGGCCCATACATAATAGATCTTGCAGAAGGAATCGTTTGAGTACTATACGCTAAACCATTCCCTCTAATAAAGAAGTTCTTTCCAACATTTATAGAACTTCCAGCAATAATTTTAGAAATACAACCTTGAGGCCAAATTTCTCCTGCATCACCATTACCCGGATTATTTTGAAGAATTCCAACCGCATTTCTATGCCCAATAGTTGTCCCGAGAATTACGAAATTGCCTTCCGTAGCAGTTGAAGCGAATACAGCTTTATACTGACTTGTGGTGTAACTGCTAGATGCAATAAGAGAAAAGCTCAAATTCTTGATATCATAAGCCATTATTTTCCGCTCCTTTCTCTAATATACTCTTCATAGAGTTGTGGATTTTCAGCAAGGACTCTATCGATTGCTTGTGCCATCGTTCTCCCATCACCTTTAGCAACATAACTCTTGGCTAATTCTTCAATCTTAGCCCAAGAACTATCGTTGTTACTAACTGCATCAGATCCAATTTCCTTAAACAAATCCGACTTTTCAATCTTAGCATTGGCATCTTTTAATGATGTTTCGACTTGTAAACCATACTCTGCCGAAACTTCATATGCTTTCTTCAAAATGCCACCTACTGCTTCGGCAGTTCCAATGTTAGGGAAATTTGCTCCTCGTTCTTGATACTCTTTAGTGATTCTGATTTCTCGCTCTGCCTTGAGTATAGCTTCCAATTCATCAGCTTTCTTGATCGCAGATTCATGCTCTTTCCAAAGCATCTGAACAAGTTCGCGGGATTCTTCTGGAATAGCATCAATGTCCAAAGAACCATCTTCCTTCTTCATCCTCTTTTTCTCTGCAACGAGAGGTTGTTTAGGCATTTCTTTTCCTCCTTTTGGATTTGCTGGTTTTTCCATTTCTTCATCTTCCATTTCACCATAACCAGCCATACTAATTAATTTTTCCATGAAACCCTTCGGCATCTCTTCCTTATATGCCGTCATTAATTTGAGTGCTCCCTTTGCAGCATCACATGCTTTTTCACTCAATTTCATTTTTTTTAGGATATTCTCAATACCCTCAGAATTATCTAGGTCAATATCCAATTCATTGAGTGATTTTAAAACATCATTTAAGACTTCCAAGGTATTACCTCCTTCTTGTTTTAAGAGTAAAAACATACGTTCGTTAGCTGGTTTATTAACCAGCGATACTTCCTCGACATTTAACCCTTTGAGTTCCATGATGTTAATTTTGTGTCACCACCTTAATTGACTGGTTTATCTACAGGGATTCTTTTAGAAAATCCTCCTATTGAAAAACCAGTTAATTTTTTTTCTTTCACACCTTGCCACATTTTTTCATCATTGATTTTGACGACCATTATCCATGTACCCTTTGTTACATTTTGACTACCAAATGTAAAATCTAAAGGTGCAAGATAACTTTCAACGACATTCGCCTTAGCCTTAGCTTTGTGTGATTCCCCAATAACTCTAGAATCCTGTAAATAAACGTGTGCAGCTTTCTCTATTTCTTCGGCTCCTATCGTGTCATTTTGGGCATCGACACTTCCCGGTTCTAAAACTATGCCATATACAAGTTGCTTTTCTACATCAGCCTTGATTATATCGGCATAGATTACTTCATCTTTTTGATCATTAGGCTTAACCTTCTTCGGCCTCTTCCAATTAGTAGAATTTATATGGACATCACCCACACTTGGCAATCCCTTATTAATTTCCTCAAGTTTAATTTTGATCTGTTTAAGTTTTCTTCCAACTTCACCAGAATCACTGAACCTTCGGATTGCCATAGGATGAGGTAAAACAAAATCAACATCTTCGCCAAGACCTTTTTTTGCTCTCTGTCCTAATGCAACAATAACTTTTGGATTTGCTCTTTCTAATTCCTTTTCTAACCACTCATTCCAATCATCAACCTCAATATCTGTCGGCTCCCTAACATTACCCAATTTGTCAATTAACAACATCGGGACAGCATTAGTTAAAAATACATCCTCCCGGCTCAACCCTAATGGTTTAATATATAATTCATTAAAGGTTTCTCCGCACGGCCCAACGAATGCCTCTCCTCTCAAATATTCAATTTTACCCGGTGAAGCACCGACAAAAGCTATTTCAGAATTTGCCTTGCCCGAACTTTTAACCATCGGCACGAATTTATCATTTTTCTCAACTACCGGAATTCCCTTCTGGAATGGACTGATTAACTTTTCATCATCCCACATTTCCCTCATCTTCGCATAATATCTGTCAATGTGATCCTTCATTCCTTGTAAATCTTCCTTTGGAACATTTATTTGTGATGCTCCTCCAGCCAATCTAGCCCCACTAAGTACTCCTGCTGCAGCAAATATTCCCCTCGGTATTGCCATTAATTTCCCATCAATCACATTTGCAATTGGGAATTTATATCCACCAAAAGTTTCCTTATTTTCATCATCAACCCATAAGAATCCTTGGCTAAATTTACCCCAATTTATATCTTCCTTATCATCTCCCCCCGCCCACTCCCTAATATTTTTTTCCGCCTCTGATCCATCCCACTCCATTTTCCTATCTGCAAGAGGTAAATCCTTGAATGGTGTTACACCCTTAATTATTTCTTCTGGAACTGCTATTTCATGAATCTTATCAAACGTTTCTTTTGGTATAAATTTTTTGAGAGTATCCAAAACTACATCCAAATACTCCTGAACTTGCATTTCATAAATCTCTCCTTCCTCTCAAAAACAATAAAAAGCGCCGACGATCCCAATACATTTTTTTAAATTAATGCACTGGTCGTCGGCGCGACTCTCAATTCCGCAAGATGGATATACTTGCACTTATTACATTTTATCTGGGCCTTACCCTCAATAAACCCTAACAGATGATTGCATATTGGACACCTAACTGGCACTAAATTAATTGTGCTAGGATGTATGATTGGTTTTCTTAACAATTCCTCTACCGTCATTAAAATCTCAAATCTACTAAATGAAGAATTACATACTACATTATTTTCTGGGCTACTCATGCATTTTTCTCTTCTTCCATCATCCTTCTCTCATTGGCTCTTAATCTATTCGCCTCTCCTCCACGCATATGTCTCTCATTACGATTCAAATCAATGATTTTATAAACTTCCTCATAAAGTTCCAAATCAATATCCTTTAGATATTTATGAATATCTCGATGCACCGTACTCTTACTTACTCCAAATTCATCTGCTGCTCTCCTAATAGTTGTTTCATTCTTGATAATATACCGTGCTACATCCACGGCTCTTTTCTGAATTAAATCATGTAATATCGTACTCATTAGAAATTGGCTCCCCCCTAATTTCTAAATATTTTTTAATCGAAAACTAGACCCAAGGCACAACGGCAAGAAGGGTGAAGTGTTGGCGTTAAGGATGTATAACTTTTACCACCGATTGATGCTGTCCCAAACTCTTCCTCTAGCCCAACTAATTGACCATTAAGACTTTTACACCATTGACACAATCGATCGTCAGGAGTCGTAATCCATCTCCTTCTAGCTGTGACTCTACTAATCAAACCCTTATCTGCCGTTTGCACCCATAACGACTGTTGACCCCTATTTGCTGCTGTTATCGTTTCAGTTCTGCTTATATTCTTCGACCGATAAACCAATAAACGTTTTGTATATGATTTTAACTGCTTTTCAATTACATTCGCTGATGCTCCTTGTTTGATAAGCAACTTCCTTAAATTATCCACTGCAAGACCTTGTCGCTCAGTTAACCCAACTATTTGTCTAATGTATTTTGCAGATTCATATGGGTGCATCCCTTCGACAAACGCCCGATTAATAATTGCCCTAACCGCTTTCCTAGACTCCTCCGTTATCTCTACAATCAATTTCCCTGTATGATCTTTGATATAATCTAATGATTTAGGATTCAAAGTATTAAAACTTGCTTGAAGTTCTATCTTTTTCGGCAGAAAAGTAATTGACTTCTTACCCGCTCTATCGAAAATCTGCTTAAACACTACTGCCAATTGACCGAGTTCAATTGAAAAATTATCCCATGGTATCAATTCAACCGCACCATTAATATCTCCCATAGTTATGGCTTGTTCCACATTCTTTAAAACGATCGCTCCCTGTGTTCTAGCTACAGCTTTTAAAAATGCATCCACCATTTCATGTTTCGCTTGATCCGCTATACCATGAATTGATCTCCATTCAAGTTCATGAGGTAACGCCTCTTTATAAAGATCTATGATTTTTGGTTCTCTGACTCTAAACATGGCAATCAATCCTTAGCCGATACTGGTAATCCTGCTGTCTTTTTCAAGAAATCTTCAAGTTCATTGTCAGGGAATAACGGTGCTCCTGCCCCTGCAAGTTTTGAAATATATTCCCCTAACTCCTTCAAATCTGCGCTCTCAATATCCCCATGTTCTAAAGTGGGCAATTTTTCTACATCGAAATTATTCAACGCAAATAATCTCGGGATTGCATAACGATTAAATGTCGCAGCAATAGAATCCAGCCATGTTCCCAAAGCAGTACTAAATAATTTTGTTTTATCAGAACTGAGTGCATAAGATCCATTAGGCGTAGCAGTACCTAATAATATGAAGTCCGCCATAACCGTCATTGCTAATCTTTGGTCAAGACGAGTTATAATTTGATTGGTATCAAAATTTCTTCGACCACCACTTGTCAATAACTCAAGTCTCACCAATTGATTATTCTGCTCATCATAAATAGCAGGGAGCACAGCACCCTCTTGCTCATCTCTACGAATATTTGTGACGAGTTTTTTCATAGCTGCATATGCAGCCTTTTCCCCAGCCGTGGCATTTACATCCGTCCACTCCACCGGAACATAAACCACTGGATAACCCGCCAGTTCTCTTTCCACTCCGATCGCCTCATAAGTTTCAATACGCTTTTTGATATACCATGTCCTATATGCGACCCTCAGAATGGATCTTCCTTCTGGGTTATTCTTATGAATACCAGTTCTGAATAATAATGCCTTTTCGATAGGTATTGTTCGGTACTGATAATCGGGCGGGGGAAGTTGAATCATCCCTTGAATTCCACCACCCTCATCAAATAACCAACGCCACAAAGTTTCTTGCGCTCTGATCGGCATCTTTCTCCAACCGATTCTGCCATCTGTGAATCTACTTTTCTTAGTAGGATCTCTGTTTTCACCGAATCTTCTTTTATATACAATCTCATGATAAGAAAAACCATAAATCAGAAATGACATGATCTCAGAAATCGTATCTTCCCATGTACTCGACATATCAAGTAAACATGATTCAAGGAAAACTTTTGCTTCCTCATCTTTTAGTTCTGAACCTCCGGCCTGAACTCTCCACGGAACTTGTCTAATAAGCATGTCGATAACGAACAAAATAGCGCCAATAACGCTATCATTTTCTGACATCTCTTTATAAACTCTAACTCTCGTATCAAAACTAGAAAGCTGTTTTAATTGTTCCTCATATACATATCCTGAATACTCTATTAAGCCAGTTCTTCCGAGTTCCCTTGTTGCAATTTGCGGAGTGATTATTTGTTTCTCCTTTACTTCATTTGGGTCTTTGGCTGATGCCATCCATTATTCGCCTCCTTCTTCCGAAGGCAGAAATTAAATGATTCTCTTAGAGTCCAAGGTATAGATTCAGCTATTCGCTTAACGACCCAAAATTCTAGACCGTTTTGCCGACACTCTGCTTCTATATTTTGCTCTTCCCATACTTTCTTTGCCATTGCTTCATAGTGTTCTGCAAGCCTACCCATTACTATCACCCCTCTCTAATAAAATAAAATAATCTCATTAGCCTTTTTTAAAATTTATGAGGACTCTCACGGGTAAAATCTTCGATCCCCGCAGGATTATAACTAGCAATCTTTTTAAGTCCACCCATGAGTTCAGTTATAGCGATTGTTAATGCATCGATCCGATCCGGTGAATCTGGATCATTTTCTGCATCCCATTCAATCATTTGAGTTTCCAAATCCGGGAAAGTCCCAAGATGATGGACACGATTTTGTTCATATAAGGCTGCAATAGGCTCTGCCCTTATCTTCTTTCCCCTACTTGCATGAATTCCCTTGAAACTAATATTCGGTTCAATCGTCTTTATAACGTGCTCAACCATGTCCCCACCTTGATTAATTTCTGCAACGATCCTATCCGCCTTCAATTTATTGTAAAGTGATACCACTGCATTTCCCCATCCATTCGGACTCTCAATACAAGACTTATCATCAAGGACATAAAATTGACCGTCATTACCTTTTCCAACAGCAATAATTCCAGTCTCATCCGAATTTTTATTAGCTGTGATAGCCGGATCAACCCCGACGACAACCCTAACCAATGTCGGATGCTTATTCACCCGAGTATCTTCAATATTTTGACTCTTCCATAATGCTTTCGGGTTATCATCAAGAACTTCCGCATAAATTTCCTGTCTTCCCAATCTGGTATTTTCCAATCTATCGATTATGGCATCAAAAAAAACAGGGGATAAATTCTCCCTGTTCTCAAAAGTAGATCCTCTTGTTATATGAACATTCTTAGCTATCACCAATTCCTTAATCGTTTTTGTCGGTCTTGGCGTTGTTGTTATTATGCATCGTGGGTTTTTCCCTACTCTCAAGCAAAAGGAAACCATATCCATTATTTCCTTTTGCTTCCTAGTGCTCGCTAATTCGTCGATCCACGCCGTGTCTATGTTAGGGCCACGTAACTGATCTGGTTCATCCCCTGAATACGTTATCGCCATCGCCCCAGTATGAAATGTGATTCTCCTTTTTGATGGTTCATATAAAGGTCTTTGATGGGCAGGAAACACACTTAATATTCCACTAATTCCCTCAACCATTACATCCCTTACATCTGCTGCTCTAGGGGCAACTAAAGCAATCTGCATTGCTTCACCACTATCCACTCTTTTTCTGATCCATTCACTTCCTGTTCTTGTCTTACCTAACCCCAGCCGCGACCCGCAAGGATCAACCAATAAAACCAATTTCCCAACGGTTCGAGCTGATTTTTTCTTCCCCACACCTCCCAGCTATAAATCAAATAGTTTATTTCATCTATCTCAAGTTCATTTATGAATTTACATAACCCCTCTTTTCCTAAAGCAAGCAAATTCTTTTTGGATAATTTAGCTCTAAGCATTCATCTATCACCTATAGCCTATAAATAATGTGCGTACCTTCGCCCGACTTATTACGCTGCAGTCCCCCTAGCATCACTCAAGAAATCCGTGCGGAACACAACAAGATTCCTTTAGAACCGCCCCCATTAATTCACTAAATCATATCAAACACCTAACGACTTCAAACCCTTCTGCCGACCCCATCCCTACAGCAGAACCCATAAAACACGACATTACTTGGATGAGTTCTACCGATCTAGGATGAGGAAACTTTCTTACCTCTGTATCATAACATTTTAACGCCCTTATTTTTAACTCCGTAAATGTCGCAATATCAAAGAATACATTTGGTGAGAAATTCCCGAATGACGAAAATGCCCATTCCGTACTAGATGGAATAGGAAATGTATATATAGCAGATACCCTATGTTTATCCTTCATGGGTCTAGTTGCCGTCAATACAGCTCTATGGGTAGTCACATGGTCAATATTTAAATCTTTCTGAGAATGTGTAAATATGCAATCTGGTTGAAGTTCATCGATTAACTCTTCTATCGATCGAACAATATTTATAAGTGGTACTGTATCAAACTGATTATCTGGAAAGTCTGCAAATCTTAAATGTTTTTTTACATCTGATTTAGAAACACCCATTAACACCGATATCGCAGCCCTAGATTTATCTTTGATCTTTTCCTTTTCGATATCATCCATCATTTCACCCGGTCTTCTCGCCATCGTACCATAACTCAAATATGCGATATATACATCTTGTCTATCAACCCTTGTTGCCCGCGCAATTACTCCACCACAACCCAAAACTTCATCATCTGGATGGGCAGAGATGATTAGAATATCTGCCATTCTATTCCCTCCCATACTCTCCCATCAGAAATCTTGCTATCTTTAAATCATGAGGAGTATTGATATCTATTGATCTTTCCTCACTGATATAATACGGCATTATCTTAGGCATATAAAAATCCTCATACTGCATAAAACTTTTCGTTCTTGCAAATATAATAGATCCATCATGTATATATCCCTTCTCCAATTCCGAATGTTGAGTATCGATATCCTTTGGAAACATAGGTTCAACTAATCCTGTCACCTTATCTATCCTAAGTGAATGTCTTGGTGGATATCTTATGCTACTGATACTCATCACACCATTTATTTCTTTATGTTTTTCCAATAGGGCTGATGCCATTCTAAGATCATTAGCATTTCTTAAAGGTGATGTCGGAATGACCAATGCAACATTTTCAAATCCATTTCCTTCTGCATAATATATTTCCAATAGGTAGGCAACTAGTGTCCTTAATTTACAAAAATCACCACTTAAACTAGGTGGTCTTAAATGGAGAACTACTCCATATTGTGAAGCAATCTCAAGATATTTGCGATCATCACTAGTAACCAGAATTTCCGAGAAGACACCACTATCTATAGATGTTTGAATCGCATGTTCTAATAAAGTTTTTCCATTGATAGTCTGAATATTTTTATTTATCAACCGCTTTGATCCGGCCCTTGCCGGAATGATAGCCAATGTTCCCATAAGTTCTCCCCCATCACTCATACTAACATTGCCACTAAATTCCATACTGCCTCTGTATTTCCCACATTTGGTTTTATATTTTGACTTATTTTATGTTCGAGCAATTCTATTTCAAATCCCGACTCTCCGAAAACTGTAGAGATATGTGTCTCTGTGCTAAAATGAACCTTTCCACATTTTATAAATTTGCCTTGTTCAAACGTAAATGTATATGGATCTTGGCCTTGACTCCCCAACCTTCTCTGTCCATGTTCCCAAGAAAACCAATCAATTCCAATAAACTTTCCTTCCGGCGTTAATTTATCAGAAATAAATGTCAACGAATCCATAATGCTTGCGGTATCATTATGTGTCAAAGAACTTCTATCGATGACAAGATTAAATCTGACATCAAAAGGTATGTTTTTTGTAAAATCTCCATTAACAACCTTACCCGCTAATTCCGGGTACTTATCTCTGATCATCTTTACTGCTGTAGGACTTCCTTCAATAGCATAATAATCAACGCCAATAGATAAGAAATATGGAATATTTGCACCGATACCCGGCCCTAATTCTAAGACCTTATCACCAGCAACTAAATTCCCATATCTATTTACATATTTAATTAGATCCGTCCACGGCCAAAGCGAATGACTCATACCCTGACTATACCTTTCTTCCCATTCATTAGAAAACATCATTGCACCACCATATAACTCATAGTCGGACACCAAGCGAACCTTTCTAATTTTATATTCCTAATTCCTAGAACTTCCTGAATAGCAACCGTTTCACCGGGCCAATTCACATTATTAGCTTCATCAAAAGCAATTACTGCCCCTTTAACAAACCTGTCTTTGCATAAATCCAAGCAAATTTTTGTTGGTTCATATATATCAAAATCAAAATATGCCAAAGAAATTATTGTTTCAGGATGTCTAAAAAGATATTCCGGCATAGTCTCTACGACATCACCTTTTACTAACTCATGTTTCGTTATCGAAGTTATCGGACTAGCTTTCTCTTGTTCCGCCAATACTTTTCCCAAATAATATCGATATCCTTCTGTAACTCCCATATCTCCTACTTTAGCATCCATATCATGATCCGATACATTCGGAAACCCTTTAAAAGTATCAAAACCAATAATTTTCCTAGTATAATTAAACGGTTCTAGCATACCTCTAAAGCATTCGAAGATAGCCATGTCCTGACCCCATCTAACGCCAAATTCTAGAATATTACCATGAATATTAAGGATTTTTTTATATATCTCATACAAGAAAATAACTCTCGTTAAAGGTTGTCTTTTGATAAATAAATTTAGATTAGATAATATTTCTTTTTCCGGTATCGGACACTCTTTAAATAAATTTATCATATTACTACTCCATCCAAAATTATTTTCTTGACATTATTGCTCATGATTATTTCTAACGACTTCGGCCCTTCATTAAACAATAAATCAATAATTCCCATATATGGAATGAATTCACCATGAAGCTGATTATATCTTGGGTGAATATATTCTTGAAAATAAGGTGCTATATTACATTCCCTAAATGCCGATCTGTTAGCATAATTCTGACCCTGTCCACCAAATATATAAATGTCAGCCTCCAACTTTTTACACATGTCCAATACAAGATCATTTTTCGATCCTTCGAATTTATAATTGGCTGCATAATCAATTTCTGTCTTTATCCCTAATGTTTTCAAATACCACTCAAACATAAAATTATTTAGTTCAATAAGATATTGCCAATCTCGTCTATAAACATCTTCGAAGAATTCTGCATAATCATTGAAATATCTGGCTTTTTTGTATGCCAGATAAATTGATTTCCAATGTTTTTCTTTCCACCTAGTTTGATTATTGATTTCAATATCAGCAATTTTTTTACTTCGATGATCTTTATTTAATACCGGAACACTCAACCATATATATCCTCGATCTGTCTTGATCTTATTTCGATTAATCCAATCCTTGCTGCAATACTGAACTTGGTCAAAGTGTACGAACTTATCTGCAATTGCTATTTTATGAAACAGCCCCAACCAAGGCATATATCCGCTCTGGTGTGCCGTAAGAACCATCTTTTTGCTCGGGGTTAATACAGGCATTTTTTCACCACCAAAATAATTAAATCGACTTCTTTATCAGTCATACTTGGATAAATTGGCAACGAAACTGTTGTCCTAGCCATCTCAACAGCATTAGGATAAAGATATTTATCACCCAATAATTCGAACTCTTCAATCGGCACTATTGCCTTGATTCCATAATTGTACAAGGTATCAATTATTTTTCTTGCCCTATCCGTTTTTAAAATCGCCCGATACCGAACATCTATTATAGATTTATCGGAACTCTTGACCATTGTAAAACCAGCAAGAACATATTCATTGAATATCTCTTCCCGGCGTTGAATGAACTTATTTATTTTAGTTAGTTGAACCCTTCCGATCGCTGCCTGTAGGTCTGACATTTGAAAATTAAACCTTGGCAATAAATCACTTCTCATATCAAATTCCCTATAATCCCGAATCTCATCAATCCTTGCCTTATCCCTAGAAACTATTGCCCCACCTTGCCCACCACTTGTTATAATCTTCGTCGCAGAAAACGAGAATATTCCATAGTCACAAAATGTACCAACATATTGATTGTTTATTTTAGCACCAAACGCTTGGGCTGCATCCTCGATAATAGGTTTATGATTCATTCTTTCCGGTATCCCGAACATATGGACAACTATATCTGAATCAATTCCAATGTCCTTTGCTTCCGGCATAGACCCTGCTTCTATTACAGCATTTCTAACTGCCGAACACGTATATATCGGATATGAAATATTTAATTTACGAGAATGTTTAATCGCCATAAATAGAGCTGCCGTTCCACTGCTTACTGCTATTGCATGACCTTCTGGAAGTTCTAGATATTTGCATAATTCATTCTCGAATCTTTCAACTTCTTTTCCCGGCCCAACCCATCCAGATCCAATGATTCGGTTCGCCGCTCTTTGTTCATCAGATCCTAATGTTGGATAATTATGATTTATCATAATATCCCGCCCTAATATTCATTGGATTCCCCCAAACCAAAGAATATGGAGGTATTTTCCCCGGCCCAACGATCGAACCCGCAGCGATTACCGAATGATGCCCTATCGTCGTTCCACCTTTTATTACTGAATGCGACCCAATAAAGACATTATTTCCAATCCAAATTCCCTTCCTTTCCACTTTATCAATCACTCCAAGGCACAACTTATGGGAATCTGCAGCATTTATCGCAACGAATGAAGCGATATCACAATCATTCTGGATAATCACATTGGTATTCTTGGCATTAACTTCTGAAAATGCACCAATATAAACATTTTTTCCAATTATTGGTCTTCCTGTGATTATAACAAGTGGATGAAAATCATTCTCCTCAAGTCCCATCACATCAAATATTATTTTTTTCGCCTTCGCCATCATCGATATCTTCATCTAGAAGTTTCTCACCTCTCAAAATATCCCTTGTGGCTTCTTGACCCAAGAATAAAATTATTTTCTCAGGTTGTAATCCATCCCCCGGCCTCATCATCCCTATGTTTTCATTCGTTAATTTATCGCCCTTCTTTATATCTAGTATTGCTGTCAAACTTCGTCTTGCAATTTTTCTCATATTTTCTTCATTCCTAGTCGGTTTTAATCCAGCATGACCCATCATTTTATCTGCTCTATGGATTGCATCTATCCAACTTTTCAGATCACTTGGATTCTTACTAAACTTTTGATCCGGCCCGGGTATAGTATTCGACATAGTGAAATGTGTTTCGAACACTCTAGCCCCAAATCCCACACCCAAAACTGCAGCAATATTTCCAATCGTATGATCCGAATAACCCAAAATAATATTCGTATATATCTTCCTTAATTTATCCATCTTTTTCATATTCACTTCATCCGGCATCGTCGGATATAGAGATGTACAATGCAATAATATAATTGGATACTCTTTCTCATCTCCCCTTATAGTAAAGACCGCTTTATCAATTTCATCTTGGTAAGCCATACCACAACCAACTATAATCGGTAATCTTGTTTCTGCATATTTTTTTAAGAGGGGAAGATTAGTAAGATCATCTGACCCGACCTTAATTGCCTTTACTCCCAATTTTAAAAGTATTTCTAGGTCAGTATAATTTTGTGGTGTCGAAAGAAATGTAAGATTCAACTGATCACATAACCTTTTGATCGTTTTCCAATCTTCTTCTTTTATCTCACATTGTTTAAATGTCTGATACAATTCGGCTTTTGGATCACAAAATTCATCAGCTTTAAATGTCTGAAATTTTATCGCATCTGCTCCCGCTCTCTTGGCAGTTCCGACCATTTCCAAAGCCATTTTTAAACTGCCATTATGATTTATGCCAGCTTCCGCGATTGTGTACGGTCTATGATATCTACTTATAGTTCTTCCTCTAATTTGTATCTCTTTCATATAAAATTACACCAATCTGACCAAGTAACCACTTCGTCTTTCTTGATATCCCTATTCGCCCTTTTCCCAATCAATTGATCTGCATATAAGGGTGAAACACCAGTTCCCGGCCTTTTTGCACTTATCATATTTTTAGTTATAATTTCACCTTCCACTATGTCCAGACTAGCAACAATACTAGTAAAATATAAACTCTTCATCGATAAATCTTCGATCGACGGTTTTAGATTTTTTTCCCCTAACGCCTTTTCTGCTTGTCTAACTGATAAAATCCATTTTCTGAATTCAACTGGATCAAGTGCTTTTATATGGTGATGGCCAATAATATTTCTATCCAACGTCAATCTTTTTTCAATTAGATTAGCACCCAAAGCTATCGCCATAGTATCAGCAACAATATCCCTTGTATCTGCAGCATATCCGATTGGAATATTTAACATCTCTTTGAGATAAGGAATTCCCTTTAAATTTATTTTCTCGATCGAACTCGCATGACTACAATAAACGAGCATGACCTCCCTAGCCCCATTTTTCTCTAAGAACTCTATGATCTGGACAACCTCGCCCATGATCGCCGGGCCTAGATCTATTTGAATAGGTTTACCCGTCCTCGCAACTGCCTCAAGGAGAGGGTAATTCCTTAGATCCCATGATCCTATTTTATAAGCAGAAACATTTGCATCTTCTGCCCACTCCACACTCCGAATCGAATCGACAGATAAATAAAAAGTGATTCCTATTTTTTTAGCATACTGAGATAATTCAATAAGTTCATACGGTTGAAATTGATGCTTTTTAAGCATTTCAAACATATTTTCTTCCTTAGTTCCTTCGCTAGTTTCATATATATAATTAACTGTCTTGTCAGACATAAATTCTTCACAATCAATAGTTTGAAACTTTACTGCATCTGCTCCCGCTTCCTTCGCCTCATATATAAGTTCCTTAGCAACTTCTAATGAACCATAAGCAGTAACACCAGTTTCGACGACAATAAAAACTGGCTTTCCATCTCCAATTTTATTTTTATCTATCTCAATACACGATTTTAGATTACTCTTAATTTGCATCTTCAAATTTCCCCCAATTTGAGTTTAGCAATTTTTTTCCTAGTTTTTTTCGCCAACTTACTCACATATGCACGCGATATTTTCAAAACATCTGCTACATCTTTTTGTGGTAATTCATAATAGAATAGCATCTCAATAATTGTTTTCTCATAATCTTCCAACGATGTAAAGATATCTTTGAGCACTATCAAATCTAATACTCGTTCATATTCTCTTGGGTAAGATTCATCTAGAATTAGATTATCCATGATTTCGAGATTTTCATAAGATACCGGCCTTTTTCTCATTAACATCTTAATTTCATTTTCTATGCATCGCCCTGCATATGTCGTAAACTTTGCTCCCTTGTCAGGATTAAATGTCAATCCCGCTTTACATAAGCCATATGCTGCATTACAAAAAACCTCATCATATGAATACTCTATATTTTTAGCTACATATCTTTTAGTTATATATCCGGCAAGACAAATATTATCTTCAACAAGTTTCCTCTGCTCCTCCGTCATCTTTTTCATCTCTTTGCCTCCCGACAAAGTAAAAACCAAGAGATAAAACTATGATACCTCTTGTCTATCAGACTTTTCACTGAAATCTTTTAATTTTTGAATTATCCTTTTTTCCAATCTACTTATATATGATTGGGATATTTTTAACTCATCTGCGATTATCTTCTGGGATTTCATATGGAAATACCTCGAAATAATTATTTGTATCTCCCTATCCTTCAACATCCCAAGTGCTTCTTTTGCACACATGATGTCCAATATCTCATTGTATTTTAGATGATCATCATTACTAAGTACTCCTTCTAAACTAGCTTGATTTCCTTCTTTATCCTCCGTCAAGATTTCATTTAGATAAATATCAGACCCATTTCTCGACTGATTCCCTCTTTTCCTGAAAGCCATCTTAATTTCATTTTCCATGCATCTCCCAGCATATGTCGCAAACTTTGCTCCTTTATTAGGGTCAAATGTCCGCGCAGCTTTACAAAGTGCAAATGAAAACATTGAAAATATTTCATCATAATCAAAGTTCCTAACCCCACCTTTGAGCCATTTGTTAGTCATATATCTAGCTAGATTGATATTATCCTCAACCAACTTTTGTTGATCTTTCGTCATCTTCCTTTGCATTCCCAACATAGCCATTTCCCCCCAAAAATAAAAAAGGAAATGATTTTGTTTTCATTTCTCTAAACTCTTATTCTGCTCTTTGAATCTTTCCTTACTCGGATTCGTATCTAATTTATGATCCCCACACCAATCATGGTCTGGATAAACTGCCGGGTATCCATTCATAGTTGGTGCTTTTCTCCTGCATCTTCCGATCTCCAATGTTTTAGGTGCATAAAATGCACACGTCGAACAAGAAAATCCAGTCTTGCGATCCCATTTATCCATTTTCTACCTCCTCTCCAACTTCCCTCAATGCTGCAATAACCACCTTTTGTTCTGCATCGGTAAGGCCCGGGAATAACGGAATAGTCAATAAATACTGCCACATTCTTTCTGCTACTGGCGTTTGACCGGGCAGATTATAGAAACTTTGAAGTGTAACTGGCCTATAATGAATTTGGGTTTTCACTCGATACTCTAGAAGTTTTTCAATATATTTATCACGATGCTTTGTAGCGATAATATAAATGTGTCTCGCATTTGTTCGATCTCTTTTCTGGATGATCCTGCCAAGATTCATGTCATCAATTGCTTCATCATATACCTCTGCCAATTTTTGTCTTTCCCATACTAATTCTGGAATTCTCTTTATCTGGTTTAAGCACAATCCCGCATGGATATCTGACATTCTATAATTATATCCAAGGAAAACCATGTCCCCAAACACCCGACCATGATTTCTAAATGCTTTCATTCGGGCATAGGTATGTAAATTATCTGTTGTTATGACTCCACCTTCACCACTCGTTATGAGTTTTGAAGCATGTAAACTGAAACAATTTAGATCCGCAAGAGTCCCAACTTTCTGATCTTTATACGTTGCTCCCAATGAATGACATGCATCAGCTATTATTTTAAGTCCATGTTTTTCCGCAATTTCTTTGAGTTCACTATAATCTGCTGGCTGACCAGCAAAATCAACAGGAATAATTGCCTTTGTTCTATCAGTTATCTTTCTTTCAACATCCTCTGGATCAATTAAGAGTGTCTTTTCGGATACATCTGCGAATATGGGACTTGCATTCATATACCTAACGGCATTCGCCGTTGCCACAAACGTCATAGATGGCACGATCACTTCATCCCCCGGCCCGATCCCTGCTGCCATTAATGCCATATGAAGTGCTGCCGTCCCACTCGAAACTGCTACAGCATACTTTGATCCTACTGACCTCTTGAATTCATCTTCGAATGCTTCAATGATCTCACCTTGGGTTATCGATTTACTTCTTAGCACTCGGACAACTTCTTCGACGTCCTCTTCTTCAAGATGGTGTTTAGCATAGGGAATCAATGTTCCTCAACTCTCTTTCTATCAAGTCCTCCATAAAATAATTAAAGCACTCACGTAGTGAATGCCATTTCATAACACATATTCCTATGAAAATGTTATCCCTTTTTTCTTACAAGCCGAGACTACATATGTTTCGTCTTCTGTCTTTTCAACAATAATGAGATATTCAGGTGGGCATTCACCTTGTTCTACCTCATCGAATAGATCCGATACAGCTATGTATTCTACTGAATCCCTATGGAACATCATTTCTGCCCTATATATCAACATTCTCCCAGTGATTGCCATTACTAACTCTGGCGATTCTAAAATATCTGTCCTTGAAATATTGAACGTTCCTAATCTCAAAGATTATCTTCCCTCTTTCTGGTCAGATTTAATAACTGATCGCTCAAACATCATGCTTGAAATCGTTTGTTTTGGCTCACTCATGGAATTTGTTCTTCATCGGATAATTTGGTTCACTCGCGTTATTTGGGTTACTCATGGCAACTGATTCACTCGCAAGGACTGGAACTCTCCTCCCCTGTGGTTCACTCCTGTTCTCTGGGCATCTCTTCTGACCCGGTTCATTCGTTTTCTTTGCTTTTTTCACACATTATAATTCTCTCCGTTGATATGATTGAACTCAAATTCTGGATCGTTCAGGTGTTATGACACTATCCCTTTCCACTGGCTCACTCATCTTATGTGCTTCTATCTCTTATCTTGATTCACTCCGTTTTTTTGGCATTCTCATTCTTATTGATTCGTTCAGGTGACATGATGCTATCCCTTTCTCTGACTCACTCCTTCATGATGGGGTTTCTCAACACTTCTGGTTCACTCCCACACAATGCTTAAATCTTTTTCCATGGTTCGCTCATTTACCACTTGTTGCCGTAAAGCCCCTTGTTTTAACTATGGGGGTATAAGGCAAATCCATAAACTACCTGTCCAGAACATACCTGAATGATGTTATAATTGATCTAATATGATCTTTGAAAATTGAACATATGAGGTTGTGGTAGAAAGTCTGCCACGTAAAATGTTCAACGAGCAATGCATATTAAATGGCGAAATGCGATAACCAAGCAGTAGCCAATGCGGTAAAAGGTAAATTAATTTTTAAACGATGGGACACATCGGGTTAGCTTGGTTAATAAACTGTCATCAAGACGGTCTTTCCCAAGAATCCCCTAGCTTTAGCTATGGGGAGTGTCAAGAATGGTCTAACCTCTATGGTAATGGGCCTACATAATACCTTTTGCAATATCATTTATGCTCAAAAAATCATCATTTTCATTACTTACATACTGTGCTTTCTTAAAAGGTTCTCCATTAATTGTTCCTCTTTGAAACCAATTTTGAGGACTTTCTATGATAAAAAAATCACCAGCATCAATTGTCATAGGGGCTTCTTGCTCACTGATAAGAGCCTCATGAAGTTTTTCCCCTTCTCTTATGCCGATAAATTTATTATCCGACTTCGGAGCTATAGCCCTTTTTAGATCTAGAATTCTAACACTCGGAATCTTAGGGATGAATATCTCCCCACCACGCATCACTTTAATTGCACTCGCTACAATCTCACATGCTTTTTCTGGTTTTAACCAGAATCTAGTCATTCTAGGATCAGTAATTGTGATCGGCTGACCTTCATCTCTTTGGCTAATCATAAGTGGTACAACACTGCCACGCGATCCAATCACATTTCCATATCGAACACAACTAAATCTGGTTTTCGTTCCACTTGCATAAGCATTCCCATTAATGAATAATCTTTCAGATAAAAACTTTGTTCCTCCATATGTGTTGCTCGGACTACACGCCTTATCTGTGCTTATGCCCATGACACGTTCAACATTTTCGTCGATCGCAGATTCAATCAAATTTTGGACCCCTATCACGTTTGTCTTAACTGCCTCGTAAGGGTTATATTCACAAGCAGGAACTTGTTTCAAGGCTGCTGCATGTATTACTATATCAACGCCATGCAGCGCTCTCCTTAGACGTTCTCTATCCCTTACATCACCAATAAAAAAACGAATACGTTCATCATCGTATCCATTCATTCTCATCTCATGTTGCTTTAATTCATCTCTTGAGAAGATAATAATTCTCTTTGGCTTTTCTTTTTCTAAAATCCACTTCACAAAAAAATGGCCGAACGTACCAGTTCCCCCGGTAATTAGAATCTGCTTATCAAGAAAACAATAAGGCACTTGTCCGCTTCCCCCTCTAATTTCCATCCATTTTTATTCCCTCGCTATCGCCGCATTTGCCCACATTACGACTTCTTCCAATTTTGTATTCGCCAAAGATTTTTCTCGACTGTTTGGACATAAACTATTGATCATATATGCAAGTTCTTTTGCCTTTTCTCTAATTTCGAAATACTTTTCAGGTTGTCCGGGTTTTGGTGGATGGTATTTATAATTATGTTCAATCATTGGATTCAAATTAATTCAACCCCCCTAGATACCTTTTAATGGTACATTCACCCTTGGGTCAATATCTTTTGATATATCAAACTTAACAATTCTGTTTCCCCACTTTTTTTCTAGCAATATCAAATGTTCTAATTCTTTTTGTTTAGTCCTATACGAAACAACCCCACCAACTTTATTGATGTGATTGACTAGATAATAGAATTTATTAAATCTGAGAATTTTATGGTAACGATACAAGACTTGGAGGCACATATCATAGTCCTCTTTAAGGTAAATTCTCTCGTCATATCTAAACTCATTATTACAGAATGCCTGAAATGGCCCCAAGCACACCGACAACATAGAAAACGGGGAATACTCTCGATAAAATTTTGGGTCAGATTGCACATTTAATCCCCACATAACCGTTCCTAAATCACGGCACATCTGAAAACCATTTTTCAATAAATCTTCCACTTGTTCACAATTCAATTTGATTTGTTTTCTATTTTCGATCATTCCCACATGTTCATAATCATCATCAACTATAGCTATATTTCCTTTTCCCATATCGCTAAAATGATTCATGATATAATTTCTTTTCCTGACTATATTCCCATCACCCTCATCCGGGATTACCAATAACTCGCAACCATTACTATATTGATACTTTTCATATTCATCTCTTTGGCTTTCAGGGATAACAATCTTCGCATTCCTAAATACCTTATCACTGCTGACTCCACCAGCTCGCTTATAAGAGATAATAAACACTTGATAATTTGCCATGATTCACACAATCCTATCTAAGATATCAGCACCACGAATTACCCTTCCAATTCCCTTTCTTATATAACCCTCTTTGCTATCGATGGCATGTTTTGATCTTATATTAAATTTATCTTGGGCAACTTGCCAATCTAATGTGTTATCAAAATAGAGCACAATATAATTGTGTTCCTCAAGAAGTTCCTCAGTAAATTCAAATTCAGGCGCTTCACTTTCCATAGGTGAAAACTTATCCATAATTTTATCTACTTCTTTTTCATCGAAACCAATGGACTCAAAATCTACCGGGTCAATCTCACCAAGCAATAAATGTAATTTTTCAAGATCCCAATCCCCACTTATTTTATTTAAGGCTATATTTAATTTCTTTTCCTTTTTCTCATCGACACTTATAACAGAAACTTGGATCTCTTCGTAACCAAGTTCCTTCATGACTTTCACCCTTTGATGTCCACCCACGATCCTATTTGTTTTTTCATTCCAGATAATAGGTTCAACATAATCATAAGATTGTAGCGATTTTTTTAACTTTTTATACTCCGGGTCACTAGGTTTAAGATCAGCCCTTGGGTTATAATCAGCAGGAATGAGGAGATCAATATTCATCATCCTTAATTGAATATTAGTAACCTTGACTGGTTTTATATCTCCATCCATTTAATCAATTTCCCCCTCGTTCATTGGGTTATTTGAAATTATATTTAATGAGTTGAATTTTTCAATTAATTTTTGTTTTACATCTTCAACTTGAACTGGACTACCACCGGGCCCACTAATTTCATGACTTTCCCTTTTACCCCAACGATCTGGATATTTTCTTTCTAATCTCCAAGCTGCAGCTTGCCATGATAATAAAGAAGCACGTCCAATAGTATTCACATCACGAATTTCTGCATCAGCCTGAGCCTTTCTTATTGCCACTGAAAATTCCATAAATGGTGTTTCCGATTTTATAGGTCTTGCATCTTGGTCTTTATTAAGTCTTTCTTCTTCCCTCGATCCTCTTCTCATCCAATCTCTAATCGTGGATTGGGCTAAACCAACATAAGATGCAGCAGTTTCCATATAATTTCCAGCTTTTATTAACATAATTATTTTATCTTGGATTTCCTTTGTTATCTTGGTAGGTCTGCCTACACTTTTAGGCATAACACTCACTCCCCATAAAAATAGCAAAAACGACCTCAAAAGAAGCCGTTTTGTATACTTGTCTAACTATTACACCTTAAATATAGCATAGTTCATACAGATTGTATACGGACAAAACCCTGCCAAAACTCTGCCAATTTTCTGCCACAACTAAAAAATGATTCTTTTTCCATAATATATAGTCCTTTCCAACTTGACCAACGCCCTCGCCTTAGTTCTTCTTGCATTTCTTTCGCTAATTTTCATGTCTCCACATATACGATAAAACGGTTCGCCATCTATCACTTTTCTTTTTATGATCTCATATTCAAAACGAGTTAATGCCTTTAATGCACCATCTAATATTTCTAATCTCTGATATATCACAGTTATTTTTTCTTCCAGCTCTTTTCTTCTCCCAATTAAATTAAGAGCATCCATCTCAGTTGGTTTAGATATATTATAACTTGTACCAACCTTTTCCAAGTTCATCGCAGATATACCAGTCGCTTCCAG